CATTGTAAAAATCCTGCCAAAATCTTTCCCGAAGGTTGAGTTCTGATTCTCCGCATTGCTCAATAATTGAAAATTCATGATTCTCATACCCGTATTTCTGTATGGAGTAATAGAGTTTGTATTGCTTTTTAAAAAAATCTTTCTTGTACTGGTGCCATCTTTTTTTAATATCGGCAGATTGCCCGATGTAAACTTTCCCTGTTGGAGCTGTTATTTTATAAATCCCTGATATCTTTGTGGTAACGGGCTCTTGCTTTTTCATCAATTTGCTTTTTATTTTTTACATAGTAGTTCTGAGACCACTTTCTCTGAGCTTCTTTTTTCTGCTCTTCCGAAAGGTACTTTTTGTTGCGTCCCATCTCCTTTATAAATAGTTGTAAAATAAAAAACTAAGAAAAAAACTAAGAAATTTACAGCTCAACAATCTGATAAATCTTTGTTCTCAACAATTTTAACTCTTGCTGTTGAGTTAGTAGGATTGTATTTCTGTAGTGCTGCCAGTTGATTTTATAATTAGTATCAACGATACCGTCGTTCAAGCTCTTAATTAGTTCGTTCAAAGCATTGATCGTATACAAGACATTATATTCTTTTTTCCTGTGAACCAGGATTGTATTATCTGGAATGTTGTTGATATTAGGCTGGTCAACGTTATAAGTACAAACGTACTCATCATTGCTCTTAATATGCAAAACAAAAATCTTATTATATAAAATAGTATATTCGCTGGATATGTCCTTTATAAAGGAATCCACTTCACTTAGTGGTACGAATGTACAAAATAACTTATTATTCACGTCTCCGGTATTGATAGTTTCTCTATCATAAATATCAAAGGGGCTGTAAAGTGTTGTAGTCTGGTCCATAACTTGTTTTTATTTGTAGGTTTTTGTCTTTAAATACTGTTAATATCTGCTTAATCTCTTCTTTATCCTGCTTATTAACATCTAATAAGAAAGCATCATAAGTATAGAGTACTAATTTCGTCTCCTTATTATTAATAATATAGATGATTTCTTTAAGGATTGCAACATTGCTGTAAGTTTCCCAATGCTGAATAACGTAATTAAACAGTTTCTGTGGGTTCATATTGGGTAAATCGCTTTGTTTAAATACTTTTCCTGTCTGCTCAACAGTGTATTTACCTGTCTTCATAAACGTACTCCAGATCTGTTCGATAAGCTTTTGAGTTAATTTAAAGAATTCAAAGTCTTTGTACTGATCGAAGATATGCCCGTATAGCTGCTTAAACACTAATCCTTTTGCTTCAGTTCGGTCCATTCCGTACTCAGCTGCAAAATCTTCATAGATATCCCCTGTCGGTGAGTTATAACCAACCATCTGCCCAATCAACGTCGGATGGTAGGCAGTCAAGTCAATCTCTAATAAAAAATCGTTTCTTGGTACAAAAACCGATCTAGAACCGTTTTCCTTAGGTAAAGCAGCAAAGTTTAAGCTGTTAAATGTGTTCGAAGGTCGGCCGGTAGTAGTATTGAGATTGTATTGGGTGAATGTATAAGAGTTATAGCGGGATAGAAAGGGTCTCTTCAAGTCAAAGTATCTTTCAAAGGCACTATTAACCTTTAAGCCGTTTCTTTCTATAAACCAGAATACATTAGATAAATCATCATGATACTCATTAGGAATATACTTTTTAATTACTGGAAGATATTCATCAAATATAATCTCACACTGCTCAAAATGCTTTACTATCGGAATTATCAAATTAAGATCCTCCTCTGTGTGGTATCTTTGAGAGAAATAACTATGAGCATGAGTCTGCTTCTTTACTTCTTTATGCTCAAACAAGTTCAGATCGTAAGTATTTGTACCAAAGTAAGTATGGCTTAATGCTTTTTTATCCGGAGTATAGATTTTCTTAAAAGTTCTTAGGTATTCTTTAACCTGTAAAGGGTCAAACTGTAATGCTTCTGGATGAAAGTAGTTAACTAGGAAGCCTTTCGGCTGGGTAACGTCTCTAAGATATAAGCATAACGGAGCATAAATGCTTGGATGCATTTCCGGATGCCTTTGAATCGGAAGTACAAAGATTTCCGGTCCTAATTCAAACTGTACTTTATCAAACTGCTCTTGAGTCTCTACTAGCCAAAACATAACCTTTAACTAAAGATACGGGATTTGAATGTAGAATCCTACTTCTTATAGAACTTAAGGTAATCCTCTTTTAAGAATTGATCAAAACCAAAAAGCTGTAAGTTTACAACTCTCTTCCGAACAATGCTTTGGTTTGTTTGATATACTTGAGATTCCTGCCCGGTTAGTAACCAAGGTAATGAGAAAGGAATGTATTGCTCCCAAAAGAATTTAGGATCTTGAGATGCCAGGCTATCAAACTGCTGCTTATCTAACTCAAGGTAAAGATTCTCGTTTGCTTTTTTGCAGAAGTATCTTTCATATTCTCCAATCTTATAATCATTCTCATCAGGAATAGGAGTTATTCCGTAAGGTAAAAACCGTACTTCGTAGTCTTGAGCTGTAAATTTTTTAATAGCTGTATACTCATTAACTACCTGCTGTTGAAATAACTGATAATTAACTGTTGGTTGATTCTGGATATCGTATGAGCTTCCGCCTGGTCTTATGTTCGGAACATCTAAGTTAAAAGCAACTCCAACCTGTTGGTATTGAGTACCAGCATTTGTTTCGTTATCTCCAAAAGGTAGAATCTCTCTTGCGTTTGGATCTTGCGGACCTACTCCTGCAAAATACTGCCCTGTTGCAATCTCATAATAAGGACCAGAGTAAGGTTCACCCGTAGCTCTATCAATATACTCCCCGGGATTGGCAGTTAATCCTGTTTTGACGTAATGTTTGGGTAAGTATGCCATAGTCTTAGTAGTCTACATTCATTATTATTCTGTCTTTACCGTACTTTGTTTGATCAGTAGTTGATGGGAATTTAAACGGAAAAGACTTTGAACCTCCTACTTTAACTATTGCATTCATCAAAGCAGTAAATTGTTCCCTGAATAGCTTCTTGTGGTATGGGGTTAATTTACTTAAATCTAATTTGTTCTTCCAAACAGCTGGGGTTATATTTTCGTTTATTAACCCTCTCATTCTAGCTACTGCTTCTGCTTCGTTATCATTAAGAGTACCTTTAGTAGCTTTTAATAGAGGTCTCAAGTTATCAAAACCATCTTTTAATAGCAGCACATCATTTAGCAGTCTTGCATACTGTATGTAAGTACTTCTTGATGCTGTTCCTGGATCTGAAGCAGGTAAGCTAGATGGGTTTGCATACTCAGCTCCTGTTCTTTCTTCGATATACTTTTTATCCTCTATTCCATAAACTTCAATAATGTAAGTATTGTTCGGTGCACCAGTCGGATATATTGCATCAAGCAGTTCTCTCATTGCATCTTTAGTTGATTTATTATCAGGGACTTTATCCCCTGTCTTATCTCCCTGAGCTACAATCCCAGGTAGAATACATCCGTTACTATCCTTGTATGATGATCCTGCGTGAATAAGAATACCTCCTCGGTAAGGAACATCACCAAGTCTGAATACAGATCCTAATCCCGGATTGTTGTTTGCTTTTGATTTTGTAAAAGGGTACCTCCCTGGTGGAATACAGCTTATGCTTGAATTATTACCTTTCCATAGCAGCTCTACAGTGGTGAAATCTTTTAGTTTTTTACCAGCATTATCAAACAACTCTAATGTCCCTAATGTTTGTCCAATAGTTTGTGAACCGGGAGTCGTGACTTCTTTTAATCTTCTCAATTTTAGTCTTACCGGTCCGGGAGTATTCGAAGGATAAACAACTACGCCGGTCGGTGCTGCAGCAGGCCCTGATGTTCCTGTTGGTCCTGCAGAAGCTTTTACTCCTCCAAAATCTTGTGAGCTACTTAGGACAACTACTGAGTTTGGCACTACTACTGTGTCAATACTGGTTGTCCATTGGTTGTCTTGAATTCTATGTGCAATTCCTCTTATTAAAAACTGTAAAGTTGAACCGTAATTGTATGGAAGGAAGCTACTATCTACTGCAAACTGCTGGTAAATCTTTATTCCTGATATTCCGTCAATGGTCATATTCAGGTTGATTGGTAAGAACCCTAATATTCCGGTAGCTGTATCAGTATTAACTGCAGTCGCTGATTGAGCAAAAGTAATCATGTTAGTTAAAATACTGCTAAACTCAGATACTTTTTCTTCGTCCCATGTATAATCAACCAATCCTTGAATATAGTTTAGATATTCTTGTTGTATACTTAAATATGCTTGTCCTAATTGAGCTTGTTTAGCTGCTTTTGCATCTCTGTCGGCTTGAGTTTCCCCTTTGTTGGTTTTAATTGGTAGTATTCTATCATCTAATCCTCTATTCCATTTAGAGAAAGCAGTAGCATCTTCACCTTTTATGTACCCATTAGCTTGTGCTCCAATCGTAATAGTTGAAGCTAATTCATTTGTAATTTCAGTCTTAATTCCAAAGTCTCTAACAAAAGAGCCTTCTTTGTCTGGATTTAATCCGTAAAGTTTAATTATTCCGCTTGTAGATGGTTTGGGTTGCCGGGAAGGAATAACTACTTCCTCAACAATATAAAATCTTCCCTCTTCGGCATCGATTGTAGGCTCTAATTTATTTTGTGCTCCTAATGAACTTTGTATACCGTTACAAATTGATTTTAATAAATCAAAAATAGGTACTTTGTTATTATTGTCTTTTAGTCCGTTTATTTCTTTTAGTACGTATGCCATATTAACATACACGTTCATTAATCTTCCTGCATCTTTATGTGTTGGGTCTTGAAAAATTCCTTCATCTGGGATGTGAGGGAATATTTCTCCTCCGGCTGCATTTAATAGCTCTACTGGGGTTCTAACAACACAGATTTGCGGGTTAGCGGAAACTGTATATGGTGTTTTGTATATAAGGTTAGTCTCAGGGTCGTTATCTAAAGTAATGAGTGGGTTCTGTGCATTAACATTTACATAGATCATATTTGTATCCCACATATACTGTAGCAATGCACCAAATCTAATGTAGTAATAACTTTCATTACTTTCTGCGTTAAGAATGTTTATTGCATCATACTTCTTATATACACCTCCTTTAAACCTGAAAGGATTAGCAGTAGCTAAAGATCTACATCTGAAAGTACCGTTTGTTGTTGTTTTAATTAAATCTTGCCTAATATCATAAAATAATCGACCTAAAACGCTGATATTTTTAAGGATGTCAATAACTTCGTAATCTGCTTTAGCATCTGCAAGTTTTGCTTGTTGATCTGCCTTAGCTTGTGCTTCCTGTTTTTTCTGTTCTTGAGTTAGTATACCGCTGGGACTATCCTCTGGCATAACGTTCATTTTTAGAGATTCAATAACATCTCCGTAACTCATTATAACTACTGTAATATCATAGGATCCGTCTGGAAGGAAGCTCCAAGTAAAATTACTTATCCTACCAAAGATTGCATCGTAGTTAGCGGATGTATTTATCTTCTTTTGTTCGATATCAATGAGTAGCTTAGCTTGATCACCTGTGTATGTATTATCTAAAAATTTAGATGTTAATGTGTCTGAATCTTTAAATGCTGTGTAGTTACCTTCGTTGTCGTAGTATAAGCTATTTCCAAATTCTATAAATACTGAATATCCAAGTCTTAGGTAAAGTATATCTAGCAGTTCAAACTGCTCTCTACTATAAGCTTTTATGTTAACGGTAGATTCTCTTATAGAACCTCTGTTTCTATTTTTAGTTTCAAAAGAAACAATACCCGGTGCTGGCCTTGGACCTTGTTCATAACCAAAAGCAGTATATGAATCCAAACCACCTAACACAGTACCGTCCTTTAAAGTACCTCCGAACAAGCTATATCTTTTAGCTATATCAGGATCTTTATATCTAAATTTGTCAGGATACTTAATTACAATGGCCGATGTAAGCTTTATCCAAGCTGAATTTGCATTTTGCTGTAGTAACTGAGAGGTAGATCTTGAAGTGTCTCCAAGTTGTTTCTGCCTTTGTTTTATCTGATCGGCAACATGTGGTTTAAAACCTTCTCCTGTAATGTTCCCCATATCACGAGTTTATTATATTAAATTGATTAACGACCTCAATTGGATTGTAAGGTATTCTAATTTGACCTCCAGGAGGTGGTACTAACGAGTTTTGCTTTAGTTCTTGGTTTGCAGTTGAAATAACCCACCATAATGAACTGTCACCGTAATACTGCTGTGCTAATAAATCAAAACGATCTCCAATAGTTGTAATAACGTAAATATCATTTTCGTTCAAAGGTATTTCCGGATAACGAGAAGTCCTATAGGCTCGCTTTCCATTATATTTTGTTTGTGGTATGTTTTGATATCTATCCATTAATTGTCGTAGTTATTATCATACCCGCTATCTAGAGCAATGTATCTCTGAGGTCCGTTTCCTAACCCTGTAGTTGTTACAAAAGCTCCAGCTGTATTTTTCTGAACTTGAGGAGTAAATTTGTGGATTGGTGTGAAGTTAAAGCTTGATACCTTAATCATATGAGGTAATTCTTTTACTAAATCATCTCCCCTGTTTACGGGATCCGAAAATCCTTTATCGTTGATTCCTATTTCCCAGGTTGATTCCTCTGATAAATCGTAGGTTAGTCCTGTAATAAATCCAGGTTGGTTATAGAAGTATCCTCCAATAGTTAACTCTACTAACACCCCTCTCATAAAACCGTTGTTGTAATCCGGTGCTAATGAAGAAGCTAAGTAGTTAAGTTTTTTATACATTGGAATAAGCTCTTCTTTTGATTGAGCGTATACTGTCCAAGATAGTGAAACTTTTCTATCAAAGCCACTGTAGGTATAAAAATTTTCTCCTCTACCAACGTACTTGTGTGGGTTCCAATCTGAAGTGTAATTATCGTTTATATTATTTAAGAATGCTCTAAAGTGAATAAATGTCTTTGTACTTGTTCCATTTGAATCCATTACTGCAATTCTAAATTTAACCAGGTCATTAACGTCTTTTTCGTCATCCTGAGCTACGTTGCTAGATTGGTAAAGAGACAGGGCGTTTATTTTATCTAACGGACCTAATCCGGTACCGGCAGTATAGCTACTCAAGTTCCTAAGAGAGTCTCCAGGATTTCCTAAATGCACTCTCTCTTCTATATTCTGTGTAGTATAGTCCGGTGCATCAGTTAAAGCTCCGGTAAGTTCTCCTTGTTTTAAAGTTCCACCTTTTAGATTAGCTCTTAAAGTTTTTCTAAAATCTGTAGTTCTAGAGTCAATCCTATATGAAGGAGCTGCTTTTAATTCATCAGCATTGTACGTATAGGATGTTAAGTTTTCAAGATTAGTATTAAGATCTTTACCTGCTGTAACTGTCGGTTGTGATTCTCTCCTAAAAGCATCTGGTACTTTCCCTGAGTTACTAGCACTACCTGTTACTGGAATGTATAAAGAACCGGTTAGGTTACTTAGTGTTGCATAAATTGAATTAGTAGTTAAATCAACTGCATTTTTAGTACCGGTTCCATCTGTTGCTCGGTATATACGAATTGAATCAGCTGTAGGTAATTCTTGTACGTAGTTAACTCCGTAAATTGCTGAGAATGTATCTTTTGCTGTATTAAGACCTATAATTTCCTGTGTTTTGTTTTCACTGTACCCATACTCTACTTGATTTATAATTCGAGATTGAAATGCTTTATTTGAAGCTCCTGTTAATAAAGTAGCATCTTTTAGTATAACATATCTTTCTAAATACTTATAATCAGCTTTATTGTTATTAATCCCTGTTCTCTGTTCACCTGGGATAGTAATTCTGGTCTGGCCAACTCCTAAAATAGAACCAGGTCCACCTGGGTAGCTGTATAGTACGTTTGATATTTTCCTATCATCAACAAAACTATTTGCAAACTTTACTAGTCTATTATTAACTTCAGGCTGTCTTGAAGTAACAACGTCTGTATACGTTCTCAAACTTCCTATACTATCCGGAATAGGATTTTTACCAAATGTATTAAAATGTAATCCTCCACCATTAACTATTGCTTGAGCAATTGTACTAGTTGGTAAATAAGCACCTTGGTTTAGACCCTTGGGACTAGCTTGAGTCTGAACGTTTTGCCTTGATAGTACATTCTGCTTTATTGTAAAAGCAGGTCCTTGGAAAGTATTTGCTGTTAATAATAACTTAGTTAATCTAGAAGCGTCATCTGCAATACTTTGAAAAATTAAAGAACCGCCTCGGGTTAAAACATCTAATCCCCCTGTATTTCCGACCGCATTAAACCCATCAGGTATAGACTTTCGGACAAACGGTTGATTGCTTGATCCTCCACCTATCCTGTCCTTAGAGTATTTTAAACTCTTTAAATCAGTTTTTAGGTCGATTAACCCCATTACTTAGGTAAGTTATCTAAATATGGGTATTTTCCTGTAATTTTTGGTGTTAAACCGTCAAGATCTAACTGTGATTTTTTTAGATCTTCAGGGTATTTAGATACCTGATCGTAAGACACTGGTGTTAATCCATCTAAATCTAACTGTGACTTAGCTAAATCCTGCGGATAGTTACTAACACCACTGTATGATGCAGGGGTTTTACCGTCCAAAGTAGTTAAATCAGAGCCTTGAGTCTGTAATTTTATTAATAGTCCCATTGTTTGTTAATTTATTATAAATATTTGCTTATTGCGTTTTAGAGCGTCCCATATTAAATGCTGTACCTGCTTTACTGCTGTCGATTTTAAGAGTTCCTTCTTTTGATAATATTTGACCTAAAACATCTTTAACTGCTTTTAATTCTGAAATCATTGGTAGAAAATCTATTGTAGGGGTCCTAGGTTCATCGGAAGCTCTTCTAATGGTTGGTGATGCGTTTTTATCACCTTCTGCAGTTCTTTTTATATTTGGTGATACTGCGATTCCATCTCTTGAGTCTGTAATTGCGGTTGCTCCAAATTTATCTGTAATTTTAAAAGGTCCTTTTCCTGGTTTTATAGTACCGTCCTGTACTGATTGTGCTGAATTGTTTGCAGATGATAGTGCACTCGTAATTGCGGCAATTCCACCTACGATAGCAACTGCAGCTATTCCAAGCGTTAATGCTGAAGCCAGTCCTGCTGCTCCTACTGCACCGCTTGCTAAAGTGCTTGCCATAATTACCAAACTTCCAATAGTTCTAGCCAAAGAAACAGCTCCAATCAATCCAATAGTTGTATAAAGTAACCCAGCATTACTTGCTAAAGATGCAAACAATTCCAATACCGGAGTCAATGCATCAGCTACCTTTGTGATTGCTTTTTCAAGTCTTTGTTGAATAGATACCTGTTTTGCAGCCTCATAATTCTGTTCTCCGTAAATAGCTTTGAACTGTTCGGCACTTAGGTTATTTAATTCCTGCTGGTATAAAGACTTTCCTAACTGTTCGCTAGTCATTCCAACTGCTTTAGCTATGGCTTCTTGTTGAAATCTATTCATTTTAGAATACTCCAATGTTGAAACATTCTGTGCTTCTAATTCCTTAGCAAGCCCTCCTAAATCATTATTTAAAGCAAGCTGTCTTGCTTTTTCTAAAGTTAAATCTTTACCTGTTAGTAATTCAGCTTCAAGTTCTGCTGTTATTGAAGATTCAAATTGTAATAAATTATTAGCAACTCCGCTTATTTCCCCTAAAGTTAATCCAAGGTTCTTAGCCTCTGTTACTGCTTTTGCTATCTCAGATGTATTAAATGCAAATCTTGCACCTAGATCCTTGGATACGTTAGCAGTCTCTCGTAGAATGTTACGAGCGTTTAACGCTGTTTTGTTCTGTAGGTTAAAAGCATCGACTGCATTGTAAGCTTGGTCGGCAATAACCTGTACATTCTGACCTGCTATGGATGAATTAGCTGCTAAGTTTATGGCTTCTTCTGCTGACAATCCTAACTGGTCTCTTAAAACTGTTGCACCAACAACGTTTTTAGAACCTAAAATATCTCCTTGTACTCCTAGTTGATCGGTAGCTTGCTGTATTGTTTTAAGTAAATCAACGTTGGTTGCTAAAAACTCTCCGGACGCTATTGCTGCAACGTTAAGTTCGGTAGTTAAACCGGTCATTTGAGTTTTAGCGTACCCTAATGCTCTCCCTGTTTCAACCAATTGGTTGTTTAGGTCGAACATTTTCTTTACTAGAGTACCAGCAACTGCAAGACCTAAGACTAGAGGATCGGTTAAACCTTTTTTAAGACTGGTGAATAATTCATTTCCTAACAGTCTAAGAGAATCTACCTTTGAGAAGGTTCCTTGTCCATTTTCTTTAGCTTCTTGTAAAGTCTTTGTAACTTTAGCTAAAGCTTCTCTTGCTGCATTCCCTACGCCTGGTATTTTTCCAAGAAACTCTGTTAGTTTACCGGCTGCTCCTAAGCTTTCATCTAGTTGTTTCTGTATACCTAACTCTCTTTCTCGGAGTGCAAGTTGTTTTTTTAGCTCTGCAGTGTTTGTCTGAGAGTATAAAAGTTGTCTTGCCTGGGTGGATAATTCTTCAACTGCGGTCTTTAACGACTCCTCCTGTATAACAAGTAGGTCCTGTACTGTAGCTAACCTAGTTACATCTATACTCTCTCCTTTAGCGGCAATATCTAATAAATCAGCTTGTTCTTTTCCTAAGCGTTCGACTTCGCTAACAATACTTTTTGTTCTATCTAACCTTCCTCTTTCTTCTGTCCCTAAAGTTCTTAAAACAAGATTATTCTGTAGATCAGCTTTAAGGATTAACTCCTTGTTCTTCTTAATCTGATTTTCTATCTCTTTAACTGAGGATAAACCGGTCTTTTGGTTTAAAATAGCATCCGCTATTTTCTTATTTGTAGTTAGTAAGTTCTGATCAAAGGTGGTTTGTCTTGTTCTAACACCGAGGATCTCTTTTAATGACTCAACAACCTGTATAGAAATATCATAACTCTCCTGCTGTAGAGCTCTTCCTTCTCTTAGAAGTCTATTTTCTTCCTGTAACAGTCTTATTTCTTCGGGAGTCATCGTTTATATGTTATAAATATTTGAGACTCCAAGTTTTACTTATACTCTACTTTCCCAGGATTCATTTTAAAAGCTTCCATCTTATTTACATTTCCTGAAGAGTCCATTAAGGATGTACTGTTACCTTTCTTGCTTGCAGCTTTTGTCTGCTCGTTTTGTTTATCGTAATATTCTTGAATTCTACTGAAAGTAAACTTTCTTAGCCATAATGGCATATTGTAGATTGTATTATAGTCATACCCTCCCTGGCCGTGAAACACTATTTCATGTATCTCGGAAAACAAATTCATCCTTGCCTGACTAATAGTCTCAGGCGTCAGGCCAAAAAAAAGAGATCCCCACCGGTATAGCTACCGTTGCGTTACTGTCTTCTGGATAAAAATTTAAATCTGTGTCTGGTTGAACTTGAGAAATGTAAGTTCTTAGTGCTCTAGAGTCTCTTGCAAGTAATCTAGTGTCTACAAACTCTCTGATAGTCTTAGCTTCAGTATTTCCCTCTATTGATACAATCATGTACTTTAAACGGGTAGAAAGCTCAGGACTTGCATCTTTACTAATCTTCTTATATCCGTCAAGCTCTCTTTTGATTGCATCTTCGTCTTTATGTGTTAGGATCTTGAAAGTTATGTTTGTACCTGTGCTCGGTAAAGTAAACTTAAACTCATTTACTCCCGGGGTAATTAAACTCTCATCGAAAAATTTATTTTCGATCTTTGATAAATCTACACTGTAAGTCTTTCCGCTGTAGGTAAAGCTATAATCTGCTCCATAACCTAAAACTCTGGCTGCAACTAATACTGCATTTTTGTCTCCAACAACTAAATCATCGTAGTTTATTTTAGAAACGATCAAGGACTTTAAAAGCTTATCTATAACTGTTCCATTCTCAATGTAAGATTGGTTGGTTAAGATATCCTCTTCTTTTGCAGTCATGTACTTCATCTCAATTTTGCCTGAAGATAAAGGGTTTGATTCTGGATAGAGAAGACCCTTGGAGGGTAGTTCTACTATTTCGGTGGGCATGCTGAATTCTGACATATACTTTTTGTTATAACTATTCTCTTATAAATATATATAAATCTGGTATTTTGAAAAGTTTACCAATAAAAAAGCCCTCTCTAATGAATAGGAGGGCTCTTTCTTTAAGGTTATTTTTACTTTAAAAGTTGAGTATGCAATAATCCATTCCGATGTTTAGAGTGATGTTCTGTGCTTCAGCATCAGTATCCCAGTTAAGATCAGCAAACTTGGCAGACTTAATGAATGCTCCTTTGATAATCCATTCTGAAACGATATCACCGACAGGACCTAAGATGTCAATAGTTAAATCCTTCTTGTAGAAGTCACTGTAACCATCTCTACCTGTTACTGATTCGTGGTGAAGACGTACCCACTCCATTGTTGCTTGAGCACCAGAAGGAGTAATTGGATCGTACAAAGTCATTGAAATATCTGACCATGCATTTCTACCTTTTACTTTTCTGTATACGTTAATGTGGTTTAATTTGATTTCCTCAGCAGTTACTTCAATTCCGGTTACACCTTTGATGAAGTATGAAGGAATACCATCCACATACATTATAAATCTATTCGCTACTTTGGGTTCAAAGGCGGTGAAGAAGATTTCATTTGGATTTAATACTGCCATGTTGTTTTATGTTTATCAGTTATAAATAGTTATTAACCTGGGAATGTAGCTCCTGTTGGCGTTAAATTAAAGTCTAAGTAGATGAATTCAGCAGTCTTGGTAGGCTGTAAGTAAATCTGACCTACTAATTGGTTTCTGTCGATTACGTCAGCAGTGTTATTAGAGTCGTCCATGATTACTTTGAAAGCGTAAAGACCTTGTCTTTGCTGTACCGAAGTCAAATAAGGATTAACTTGAGCTAAGAAGCTGTTTCTGGTTGCGATAGTGTTCTGTTCGAATACCAAGTTGTCAGCAATTTGAGAAATATAATCTTTAACTGTGATCAACAATCTTCTAACGTTTACCCGATCCAAAGCAGAAGCTTTTTTCTGTAATGTTTTTTGTCCGAATACTACAACACCTTGGTTAGGGAAAGTAGCAATTGGGTTAACATTACCTTGGTATAAAGTATCTCTGTCTCCTTGAGTTAATTTTCTTTCTGCTCTTACTACTGTAGATAATCCACCTCTGTTAAATCCAGCAGGTGCAAACCAAGCTTCAGTTGAGTTATCATTGAATGCATAAACTGCAGGGATTAAAGTAGAAGCCGGTACCCATACTGCATTACCTGTAGTAGGATCTGCTGCTTGTACCCAAGGCCAATAAGTTGCACCGTAAGATGTATCCATTCCTAATGCTTGGCCGGTTACTGTGTTTAAAGCAGTTCCGTAAGGAACCATATCAACTACTGCGATATTGTCTCCCCTGTTCTGTGCATTTGATACTATTGTAGAAATTTGAGTTGGAGCACTTATTCTGTTTAAACCTGGCATTGAAACTACGTTGTAGCTATATTCGTCAGGATTAGCAAGTAAGTTTAACATGGTAGTGTAATCACTTCCTGTAACACCTTGAGAATCTGCATTTAAAGTCAAACCAGCATTTTCGTAAAAGAAAGCTTGTCTTGCATTGTTAAAAGGGGTTCCTATAGCTGCACCAAAAGCACCTGAACAAGCAGTTGGAATAGATCCGGTAAATTGAGCCTTAGCAGTTCCGTTGTTGTCGAAGTAGTTTGGAGTCTGGAAGTTAACAGCTTTAACTCTTACATAAGCAGAAGCATTAGCGTAGGATCCAGAAGTTTGAATATAATAGGTTGAACCGTCTGTTGCGATGTTTTGAGCTTGATCTCCAAGTACTCTTGAAACGTAATTAGAAGCTTTAGGATCTAACGATAAGTTAGTCCATGTTTCTAAAACAACTTTAGAGTTCCCAGTATCATCACCTTTTCTGATTAGTAATCCGAAAGTTCCTGATGCTGAGTTAGGAGCAACAATTTCCCACCTAACGTTATCAGCAGATCCTGAAGCTAACGTATTGTTAGTGCCTTCAGTAGAAGTGCTGTTCATGATGGTTCCTTTAGATAATGTTTCTAATACAAAAGGAGCTACACCTGAAGTAGGTCCACCTGACCCTGTGGTCATCATAGATGAAGTTGCTCCTGTGTAGGTACCATTCGTAACTCTGCCTACCAACAAAGAATCACCCCCGTTTTGGAAGTAGTTATATGCTGCTATTGAGGTAAAATAGGTGTAAAAATCTGAACCTGATTGAACCAGGGTTCCATAGATGTTTTGGTATTGTGAGTAAGTAGTAACAACAGTCGGTACTATAGGGCCTTTAACTGTAGGTCCTAAGATAGCTGCTCCGGCCTGTACGGGCTGGGCAGTCAAGAACGACTGATCGTTTTCTCTTGCTAAAACACCAGGGGATAATAAAGTTTCTGCCATTATATTTTAGTTTGTTAGATAGTTCTAATATAAATAGTAATTAGACCTTCAAAAAGTTACTGGATGTCGTTGATATCACTTACCACTTCGGTAGTGAAGTTCACCCTACCCTTTGAAAAAAACTTCTTAGTTGCTACTAACTCTTTATTAACTGCGTTAGGTATGATATACCCATACATTTTTATATTAAAGTTTGTTTTAATTAGTCTCTCTTCTCCTTGACTTAACGTTTCGTTGTTGGTAAAAGTGTCAATCCGGGCACGGAATTTGAATCTGTTAGGGTCTCCCCAGTATGAATCTGAAGCATAGTTAATTCCTTCGACTATTTGGTTCATTTGTTCAATATAGTAAGTCCAAATAATGCATTCGTAGTTTAAAGTAACGTAATCTGGGATAACTACTGCCTGGTAAACGGTTACGGGTTTTCTATTATTTAACAGGTTAAAATTAGAATAAGCATCTCCTTTTTGGTAAGCTTTACCTGCAATTGCATAATTCTGAGGATTGTTTGCATCTAGCTTATTTCCGACTGCGTATGACTTATCCATCGATGTTCTTCTAAACATAATAATGGGTGCCATAATTTTATCGTTCTTATCTCTATAATATCCATCTTTTTGCACTGCTTTCCATCTTTCAGGGTTTCCGTAGATGATCGGAACAGCAATAGTAGTTCCATTCTGGTATACTTGAGGTTTTATTACAGTATCAAAATAGAAAGCAATAGCTTCGTCTATATCACCAATACCGACTGTGTAATCTTTAACGGTTTCTCCTTTAACTGAGATCTCGTTTGCCCTGTAAGCTTTAGCTGTAGCGGGATTATTCTGATTAGCAAAAACAGGTAGTGGGGTGATAGCATTGTTTGGATTATCCAACAATGGATCCTGTTGAGAGATAGAAATTTCTCTTTGATTTTTTGGTACCGGTTTTCTAATTTTGTCTGCCATTACATTCTCTCCTTAGTTATTCCAAGTTTATCTGCAGCAATTAAGTGAGTCTGCACAATTATACTAATTGATGAGCCGTAATTCTCTAACCCTTCAGAGTACGAGTATTCCGGTACCTTTCCTACGAAGTATTGGTTGTCAACTACTGAATCAACTTCATAGTAGTTTTCGTAGTAAAATACAACATCTCCTACCTCTGGGGTAATTTCTGCTTCTATTAAATCATCTCTAAAAAAAGCAAAAGTTAAAGCTCTTGAAGTATCGGGTCCGAAAGCATCTGAAGTCCATGTTTGATCTCCACGTTGAATTAAAACGTTAAGTAGAACAGGTTCATTAACAAATTTGTCGAGTGCTTCTCCATACATATTAGTTGTAGAAGCTCCCAGAGTAATTTTATAGTAACCAACCTGTTGAGTTATAATGTTAGGTAATAACTCTCGGTTAATGCTATTAATTAGCAGAATATCTCTAGACCTTCCAAATAATGCCAAAATTAAATCTCCTCAACTTTTTGTAATTGTTTAACGCTATACTTAAATTTCTTTAGTTCTGGAATTTGTGCTAGAGATTCTTTTTTAATTATTTCAAAGGTTTCCTGACCTGGTTTGGTCGTTACTACTTTTAATTGCAGTAGTCCTCTTGGGTTAAGATCTTCTTTATCTGTTTTATTGTTTACAACCGTAACATATTTCATGCTTCTGATGATTTGTGCAATATCAGTAATGTTGGTAGTATCTGAAAATTCAACATACACCAAAGTTTGGTACATTGAATAAGTTACTTCGTTTAATAAGTCTGTTAACTGTACCATGTTATGCTATAAATATTGGTTGTGGAACCATATTAAGTTCCTTCTGTTTATAATCAGCCTCTAAAGACCTTCTTTCAAGTAACTTCTCTCTTGAAGTTTCTTCTAGGTAGTTTCTTAGTTTATCTAACAGTAAATTCTTTTCTGCAGTAGCTGCAGTAATCAAATCAGCTGAGTTTAGAGTAACCTCTGCCCCAGGTATGGGTAAGGTTCCGTATTTTCCTCTAACGTATCCAAGCATTTCTTTTGCTAAAGATAGTGTATATTCAAAGATCCACTGCCTTCCTATAGAATTAATTTGTGTATAGTTAGGGTTTGCATAGGGAACATTAGAAACGTTAGAAACCAATGCTGATGAATTAGCCATTACCGGATTGTTTCTTTCTGAGTTCTTAATATACTCAAAGAACATTTTTCCTTCATCTACGTTTGGTATTGGGAATAATCTTAGTCTGTTGTTTACTAATTCAAAAGAGTAGTTTGACTTTCTAATTTGATCATTAAGCTCAATAGCTTGAATCTTCTGGAGATCATAATTCATTGGCATTAATAAAAAGTTAATTGCCGGTGAATAGTTACCCCATCCGAATGTATCTAATAGGTTCATCATTCCTGTCCCTGTTCCTGCATAAGGATCAAAGTAACGAACGATGGCTGGGGGTGATTCGTAGAATACTCTTTTAATTTCAATTGTATCTCCAGGAGTTAAAGAGGCAGAAGCACTAGCCCATACATTCATATTATAATCCTGCTGACCGGCAATAGTTGTAAAAGAACCTGTATACCAAGTTACTGTTCCGCCTACTCCAGCTTCTTCTCCGTACTGATTTGACATTCTAACAATAGCTCCGAAATTTGGTTGAATTACTGAGTTATTTAAATTAGATCCAGTAGAGGCTCCTTCCATTGAAAGAAAGTCCTGCCTTACTTTAAATGCATAAATTTCATTTCCATAAGTTGTTACTGCTTCTTCAAAAGCCGTATAGAAGTTAATATCCTGTAATTCGACATCTACTAGCGGGTATCCTAATCTCCTTGCACAGAAATTCGATACTTTATCAGCATCTGTTTGAAACTGATAATCATAGTCGTAAAAACCGAATGGAGTATCTCCGGGAAAGAAGGATGAGGAACCGGGCCAGATTTGAGCGTTAGCCATATACTAATAAATAGTATAGACTTAAATGTAAGTAGCTACAAAGGTAAAATCGGTACTTGCTACGTTGCTTACAAAAGTAATACTTGAAGGATTGCTTATGGTTGCACTTACTGTAGCGCCTGACTGTGAGGGTGCTATACCTAGAAATAAACTTTGATTTAAAGTTTTACCTGTTAAATCAAGAGGAGTTACAATAACTACGCTAGTGAATGGAGCACCTGTGCTAGTCTTACCTGCACCTGCGAATATTTTTAACAATCCAGCAACAGATACTGCTGATCCGCTCGGAACGTAGTAGCTTGATACTAGACCGGCAGCGGTGGCAGTATCTGCGATAGTTGCATAAGATGAAGAAGTTGCAAATGATGCTGTACCTGTAACGTTTCCTATTACACTACCTGATAATGAACCGGTAATTGAAGTAAATCTTCCTATAGATCCGGAAACTGTTAATCCCCCTAACCCGCCTAAAATGTTAGTTGATGGGTTATAATATGGACCGTTTGTTCCGTCTGCTGCTAATTGATAGAAATCACCTAAAGCACCAGTGCTGTTTTTAAATACTAGAGTGAAGTCAGTATTTGTTGAAGGATTTGAAGCAATGAAAGCTGTATTTGCAGCTGATGCTGTTGCAGTCAAAGGTCCAATAACTGTTAATGAACCAGAGATGGTAATATCGTACGCGTTTGTACCTGTAAAAGCATCCACGGACTGAGTTACGTGCCAGGCATTAATTGTCTGGGTTTGTGCTATACCTGTTTGTGAGAGAGTTAGTGCCATTTGTTATAAATATTAAATATTAAAATAAAGCATTCCAAGAAGTACCATCATAGAAGTAAGGCTTTGGAGGTGCTGAGGAAGATACAGCAAATGAACCTGTTGCTACACCTGAGGGTAATGGTGTTTGTGGGGTTAATGTTAGGATGTTACTTATGGTTATTGAACCGGTTATTGTGAATGAACCGGAGTTGCTTGACTGTAAGGCTCCTGGTTGTCCTTGAGGACCGATGCTTGCTACGGTGATGACCGAAGTTATGGGCTGGGTAACGTTTACCGAAGTTCCGTTACCGATTTCGGTAATAACTATTTGCTTGTCAGTATTAACGAGGTTTACCTCATTGGCATCCTGGGAAATGTATACTTGATTACTCATTGTTTACCGAGTTACCTCTTTGCTTAATTTTACCTGTCCTTCAATCAATCTGGTTACTGTTGATCCGGAAACAATCTCTAAGTCATAAACTGCCTGGTCAAAAGATAGAGCCGATGAAGAGACTGCTGAAATTAAAATTCCAATTGAACCAGAAGTGGGCGGGGTAGACCCGTTTGAACCTGAGAAGTTAATCCCGGTCCCGTCTGCTTGTAAAGAACTGCTTAAGGATAAATACACCGTAGCCGATGTAACGGAAGGCCTAATTTGCATCCTTCCAGAATAACCTACCAGACTAACAGCAGTCCCTGCAGAATCTTTATATTGTAGTTCTAATTCGAAGGTTGAACCTTGTTCTATCACAAATGAGTATTTTCCTGCGGCCATAATTTGTTTATAAATATTTCCGAAAACAAGAAAGGCCTCTTTTGGAGACCTTCTTATTAAAGTACTGTAAGCTTCTGCTTATTCTGCAGACTCAAGTGCTGGTGCGGGGATAAATTCACCGTTTTGCAAATCGATGTTTCCGTCTCCGTACTTCTCCGATAATTCTTTACCAAATGTAGTTTCTTCCTCTCTTAATTCATTTAAGAAATTAAGGATTTCTACCCGGCGATTTTCTACTTGTAACTTTGTAAGTTCAAGGTTACCAAGCTGGTTTACAACTGCGTTGTTCTTGGCTTGAATTTCAGCGAACTTAGTAAGTTCTTCTTCTGTTAATTTAATTGGCTCCATAATATATTTGTTATAACGTTTTTTATTTACTAATAACTCCAGCAGCTTCTTTCAGCTCTTCAGCATACATTGCTTCAGCTTGTTCAACTAATTCAGTCGGTACTTCAAAAGAAATTCTGATTCCACCAACGTGTACTTGTTTCTGAGCGATTTGTTCAACTAGCCATCCGATGCTTCTCTGTTTTTGGTTATTCATAACTTTTTAATTTTAATTAGTTTGAGTAGGTCCAGTTAGATGAAGATATGCCAAACATTACAGGTACATTTGCTTTAATGTACAATAAAGAGGCTTGTTGAATCTCACTATAAGACCCTGTGCTGGTTAAGGTTGAACCGCTGAAGAAGGTATCCCATTCTACATCAGTAAGATTGTAGTTCATACCGTCAACTCTTTGTTGGTTAGAACCGCTGTAGTTAGCCCATACAACACCGTTAATGTTTACGGTGTGTTCGTTTGAACCACCACCAAAAGGGCCGTTGTTGCTGTTGTCTACGAAAGTAGTTTGTGGACAAGTGATCACCAAGTAGGATGATTCTAGAGTCTGCGCGTTGTAAACTACCGATTTGCTTGAAGTTAATTTATGTGACATGTTTTTATTTTATTATAAATATGGTGTTTAATGCAAAAAAATTACATGGTCTTCCTACCAAGTTTAATATATTTAAACCAAATACGCTCGTGGAAATAGTAAAGTAACATTTTTGTAATAACCTCAACTCCTCCGATTTTCAACCCAGTTTCAAGATTACCTGTAATAAGCCACCCTAACAAGATTGTATCGATAGTTCCGATAAGCCTCCAGGTGATTGACTTTAATATGTGTCTTATTTTATCCGGACTCATAATTTTCCCTCCTGTCTCATCTGTTCACGGATCTTGGTTGCTGAGATATCAGCGATTTCTGTCGGAGGGATATGCTCAATAATATCGTAACCAACCCCTCTACCGAATTCAATAGAGCAGATATCAGGAATAACCATTACTGTAACCCGAGGTTCGTCTTTATAAAAAGTTGTAATATTTTCTAGAACCTGCTGGGCTGAAAAAGGATTCTTTTCGTCAGGTTGAATATCCCTGATGCATATTAGAACGTTCTTTTCTTCGTCCATTGCTTTCTGAAATAGAGCTTGATGGCCGGGGTGTAAGGGCTGCCATCTTCCAACAAACATTGCATGTTGGCCTGGTTTTGCTGGTAATGATGATCCTACGTGTAGTTTTTTAGTCCAGTTTGTCATATTAGTTAAATCCTTTATCTCTTATTAAATTTACTGCTATTGCTCTCTCACCCTCTTTTTCAGGGTCCATATCGTTAATTAAATACCTAGGCCCTCTTTCAAGTCCCATTATTACTCTATCATAGGGTACTGAATTAGATTGTAATTCCTGTAAGGTATGTATGAGGAGATTATCCGGTCTTGCAGTCGTTAGGATAACCATATGTCCTTCCTCATGCTGTTTCTGAAGATAATCAATAGTTGATAGTATAGGTTCTGCTTCCGAGGTTTTATATGTCTCAAATTTACGGTATTTAAAAATAGTACCGTCGATATCGCAGAATATTGTATTCTTCTTTTCCAAGTTATAATTGCTCTCTTACTAATTTAACTGTATCTTCAATTGATAAAGTGTCAGTATTAATATAAGTATAATCTTCGTCTCCTGCAAGCTCAAAGTCAGCAACGTGAAAGTTTTCTCTTCCTCTTGGATTATCATAACTTAAACAAAAGAATTTAGCTTCTGGCATCAAGGATCTTAAATAATCCCTAACCTCTAAGTATGGAAATACCATCGAGTAAATCACGTTAGTTTTTATCCCCGTTGAGGTTAAATAATAGCCAATATCGCAGGCCTTAGATAAGTTCTTAATTCTACCTTCTTTTGAATAATCAGTATTCTTAAATACTGCCCGGAATCTATCTCCGTCAATTAATTCGGTGTTAGGTAAATCCTTAATCAACTCTTCGGCGATAGTTGTTTTACCAGAGTGCGGTTGTCCAAATAATACTATAATCATTTTATTACTTTATCTAATTCGTTAGCATCAAACATTTCGTTGACGTCTGCATAAGGACACTCATGTAGCGGACCATCAAAAGAATAATCAAATAAATAAGCATCAATTAACTTAGTATTTCCTTTAGGAGGCATTGCTTTGATATTTGTATGCATATCATACCCGAAATTCTCAGGTGAAGTTCCAATCCAGAATACTGTTGAAGGTAGCTCTAAAGCAGCAGCTGCATGCTGTAAACAGGAATCAATTAAGAATCGTTTCTCTGAAGCTGCCACTAAGCTAAATAATTCCATGTTAGTCATTTGCTGGCTTACTACCTCCACTCCTTCAAGTTGGTAGCTACCCTCTCTTGTTAACTGAATGATGTGATAGTCATTTTTAAATTTATTAACAATGTACAAAGCAAGGTCGACAGGCATGTCTCTTGTCCAAGTATAATTCAAGGGTTGTCCTTGATACATTCCTCCATTAGTCTGTATTAGTAGGACAGGCTTTTGTCTTTGCCACAACCCAGATAACTGTTTCTGCACCATATTAAAATGCAGGTTAGGTAGTTGTTTCTTATAATCAACCCCTAATAATTCAGCCCAGTTCTGTACTAGATGCTTTTGCTTTAAAATATGACCGGTTTGAAAGTAAGGTTCGTGTCTAAATACTAGAGTATCTTTACCTAAAATAAAATCTTCGTAAAAATAGGCGGTCATACCCACTCTATAAACCCTATGAACTTCAGGGTGGTTTAAAAATACTTCCGGATAGGAAGCAACTACAACTATTTTTCTGGTCTTGTATTGCTTAGCAAGAGCAGGTAGGAGAGCAGTTGCTGCTACATTCTTACCTAATCCGCCTTCGATGTGCCAAACTAAAAACTTATTATCCATGTTATTATCTTTTTGCTGTGCTATTGAAACTAAGGTGGGTGACATTGTAATGTCAGGAACTACAATTGATTTAAATTCACTCTCGCTCTGTACTTTAAATCCTACTTTCATTAGATCTTATAATCAAAATCGTTAAAGAACCAGGAGTAACTTTCCTCGATTAGCTTACAGGCGTTAGGACCTAATACCTCTCTGAAGTCTTCTTTGAATGGTTTTAATTCCTGACGGATAATATGGTCTCCAAAAATACCGTACCATTTATCATCCTCGTGAGTAACTTGTTTGATGTTATTGAAATCGTGCTGGTAGAAGGGTATTTCTAAATACTCATAGATGCGTTTTAATTGTTCATCAGGGTCAGCACACAATTCTTCGAATTTAACAAATAAAATATTTTTATGAAGACCTTGTACTAATACTTGATAAACCCTATCCATCGAAGGACCGATGGGTGGATTTACTGACCATACACTAACTCTTTTATCGGTAGTAGTGCCTGTCAAATTACCCCAGTTAGCAAGATGGTGATCCTGTAATGGATTCTTTCTAAATTTCTTCTCTAAGGAAGCGTAGACTGATCTGATATCCCTAATCATACAGATCATTTTAGGGTTAGGATCGAAAGCATTTACGAATTCCCATTCCGAGTTCCATCCTCGGCATTTATCGATAACGTAAGGCTTGTCAGTTAGGTTTTCATAAAACCCATAAAGTCCTCCTTTTAGGTAAGATTTAAAACCGGTCATCATTTGAGATTCATCCTGGGCTTTAAACTCTAGACTATCAGTAAAGATGGTTCTTGAAGCTGCAAGCATCTCAAATAAACCCGACGTAGGAGTTGTGTAGAGATCTGGATTTTGTCCTAGAATGTTTTGGATTAGAGTAGAACCAGCTCTTGGCATGGAACTGTTATAAAAAACTTTTTTTATCATAAACTTTAACTTAAAATAACTGATTTATACTAATAAATATATATGTTTTTGAACAAAAGATCCATCTGGAAGATTTGATTGTTTGGTAATTTTGCATAGTGTAAAATATCCTCAATACAGAATCCATACTCCTTCATTACCGGTACTATGCTATCGATTAGCGGGGCTTTTTCGTTATACTGAGTTAAGGATACTTCCATGAGTACGTAGTGGCTTCGCATGATTGTTTTTCTTCCTCCCTGTAAAATATCTAATTCAGATCCTTGAACATCAAGTTTTACTAAATCAATCACTTCGTCAGAAAAATACGAACGATTATCTAGAGTATCAAGCTCAACTTCAACTTTTTCAAATTTTCCGTCAGCATACCATTCTGTATTTTCTCTATATAATGAAGCACCGGTTCCTAGAGCATTTGCTTTTTCTACAAAAAGTTCTGCCGTACCGGTTCTATTAGAGAGGGCTAGTATTTCATACCCCCTGTTTAGTTTTTGAAGGTAGGGTTCACAATTCTTATTTGCTTCCACCATTATAATCTCACATTCGGGTGCTTTTCTAATTATATCAGAAGTAAAGTCTCCGACGTGAGCTCCAATGTCAACAATCCTTCTAGGATTGATGTAGTTTAGTAGTTTGATATAGTCCATCTAAATATTTTATCCATTCAGTTATTCTGTAATCCCAGCTCCATTTTTTACCGTAGATGTTAATCTGATCAGTTAAATGCTCCTGTAGTTTATTTTCTCTAATTAGTTCGATTTCTTGATCTAGTATTTTTGCAAACGCTTCTGCATGTAAATCCAAGTTGGGTAAATAGGAATACATTCTCGCCCATCCTTCGGTTGTCTCAGGTAGAGCACCAAGGGCTGATGTGATTACTCTAAGACCGGCTGAAAGTGCTTCTACCACTGCGATACACGAGGTTTCCTCGAAGGTACTGGGGTATGCTAGAATATCAAACTGGGGTAATTCGTCTCTTAGTTTTTCGTTAGCGATTGAACCTCTATAGACTACTCCTGGAAGGGTTTTACATTTACTGTAAAGATGCTCGTACTGAGAATCTGATTCACCGAATTCCTTACCGTAGATTTTACAGCTTGAGAATACGTGGAGTTCTGCATTTTCCGGCTTTAGTATTTCCCATGCTTTTAGTAGTACTTCTAATCCACGCCAGGGAGTTGAGGTGTAGCATAATTTTATTTTTTTCCGCTCTCCATGCTCTCTTGGTTTTACTCCTAAAGATGCATTTTTAAAAACGTGAGTTTTGTATCCGGGTATATTATAGAGCTGTCTAAACTTCTCTGCCTGCCAGTGACTAACGAATACAAATTGATCGATTTTATTGATCCAATCCGGTTCTTTAAGAAACTGAACTGCATCTTGATCATAAGATAGTTGATTCCAGTAGATGGTCGGTTTATTAAAATCTGCGTAGGGTAAGTAATTAAATATTGAAAATTCTTCCTGGTAATTCATAGGAAGTCTTCTCATTAATTCATCAAACATTAATTCCGTCCCACCTTTCGGTTTATCAAACGTATCCATTCTTTGCTATAAACTTTTTAAAGTCTCCTTTAAATTTTTTAATGCCAATGTGATTGCAGGTAATTGTAGGATCTAACCATACTTTATATCCTAATGCTTTCCATTTATTACATAACACGTAATCTTCTGAGATTAGATCTCCGTTCTCAACTTTAATATCGAATACCATTCGGTGCTTTTCTCCTTCGGAAGTATATTCATCGCTTATCTCCCAGAGTTTATCAAAAGCAAACTTAGAAACTTTCATAAACCCTGTTCCTACTCCGTCTACTTCCAGTAATTTTTTATCCTCAGAGTGTTTAAGTTTCTTGTCTAAAAGTTTTACTGTGTATCCTTCTTTCTCAGTCTTTTTAATCAAAGCACCGCCAACAATCGGTTCGGGTCTTTCTAGTAAATTAAAAAACCATTCTGGTTCCCATTCAGTATCTGAATCTATAAAGAATAAATCATCATATTTCCCATCAATAGCTAATTTAATCAAGCTATTCCTTGCTCTTTGAACTAAGGAATCATAACTTGTATAGATGGCATGTACAAAAATACCTTTTTCCTCAGCCATTTTAACTGTTTGAACTAAGCTGTTAGCAAACCAAACATCAATTCTTCCATCGTAAGAAGGGGTTCCAATTAAAACTCTACGCATTTGATATTAATATAAGCACCATTTTATTAAAAACCAACTTTATTTATTTTTTATAATCCAAATCTTGATTTTTCAGAATCAAAATTCTGTTGTACATCTGCGCCGATTAACGCTGTGTTGTAGACTTGCATTCCTCCAAATCTCATATTAGCATAAGTTCCGTCTCCTAAGTTTGTAGCGTCGAGTGAAGCAACGGCATAGAATAAATTAGCACCAGGCGTTGATCTTGCTATTGTACCTGAAGTTACTGCCGAGGCTCCGTTAACATATCCTACTAAATTAGTTCCGTTATAAGTAAACCCTACGTAATACCAGTTATTTAACGGAGTTGATATTGTTGAAGAAAAACCTGGTTGATTTTGCCAAACTGAGAATTTAAGTGTTCCAGCAACCATTTCAATCTGTGAATCATGCCATCCTGAGTTTGGAGTAGTTTGACCTAATTCGGAGACAATAACTCCATTATCCATCGGATAAACCCATACAAATATAGATATTGTGGTTGAGGTGTTTGGTGGATTTAATTTTGAACCTAATGATGTGTTAGTTCTTAAGTACTGATTTGTTCCGTTAAACGTTAAGTAACCTCCTCCTCCGGATGTGTATGTTGGTGAGTTTACTAGGGTAGCGTTGCTGCTTCCTGTTAAATCAGTCACTGTAGCTCCTGTCCCGGGATAACTTGCTGTATTATTAATATTATAATTTAGTATAAGACCTGTGGTTACTAAAGGTACAGGTGCTGGAATTGAGGGTGGAACATAAAAGAAACTAAATGGTACAAACATTAGATTAAGTTTTTAACATTAGCAATATAAACATCGCTTGAATCATAAGATATAAGTGTTAGTACATCTTTTGCACCTGCAGTAGTGGTGGGTACATAAGCCGATCCTGAAGGCTGTTTAACAGATGCCGGGAAAGTAACTGTTGCACCAGCAACTGTTGTAATTAATACTGTTGAGGTTTGACCTGCTATAATGTTTGTAGTATCAATATTTGTAGATCCAGGTACTAAAGTTAATGTAAAGAAGTTGCCTGTACTTAAATCTAAAGAGGCAGTAGTTCCTACTATATTAAGGGAATTTACTGTTTGGGATACTTGTCCGTTTAAAGCCGATTTTCCTGCTATAGTTAAATTTCCAGTAACTCTAGTTGTTCCACAAACATCAAGCTGGTGAAGAGGGGCGGTTGTATTTACTCCTACAAATCCTGTTGAACCAGTAACAAACATTCTTATATTACCTGCTCCGTCGGAGATAAAGATGTTTTTATTCTCTGCAGCAAATCCTGTAGCTGTGGCTGAACCTAGGATTACGTTACAAGCTCCTGAAGTAATGCATATACCTGCATTAAGGCCGATAGCTGTATTATTAGAGGCTGTATTATTTCTTAAAGCACACCTACCTACTGCAGTATTATTAATTCCTGTAACATTATAATCTAATGCTAAAGATCCTAAAGCCGTATTATCAATACCTGTTGTATTAGATCTTAGAGCATTAACACCTAAAGCTGTATTATTTGTACCACCGTTATTGGCTTGTAAAGCAATATATCCAACAGCTGTATTGTTTGAGGAAGATGTGTTAGCACATAAAGCACTAGTACCAATAGCTACGTTTCTAACAGCAAAGGTATTGTTTAGTAAAGCATTATTACCTACAGCTATGTTGTTTGTTCCTGTTGTATTAGTACATAATGCACTGAAACCAACTGCTGTATTGCTTGAGGCTGTGTTATTGAATAAAGCACTTCTACCTAAAGCCGTATTTGCATCTCCTGTAAGATTATTTCTTAAAGCATATCTACCAACTGCAGTATTATCAACACCTGATGTATTAAGTATTAATGCATAATGACCCACAGCTGTATTTCTAGTTCCTGTAGTATTACATGTTAAAGCACCTCTACCTAAAGCTGTGTTGCCTGTACCTGTTGTGTTATCTCTTAAAGCGATAGAACCAACAGCAGTGTTGTATACTCCTACTGTGTTTAAGGCAAGAGTAGATTCTCCTACCGCGACATTACCTATACCTGTTGTATTACTTCTTAATGCTTTATAACCAACAGCTGTGTTAGCTGCTCCTGTTGTGTTACATAATAAAGCATAATGGCCTACACCTGTGTTGTTTGAAGCTGTATTAATAGCTAAAGCTAGTCTACCTACTGCTGTGTTATTTGCTCCAGCTGTATTACATACTAATGTTCCTGAACCTAATGCAGTATTATTACTACCTACTGTATTGTCTCTTAAAGAAGATTCTCCTACAGCTGTATTAGTTCCGCCTGTTGTATTACTTCTTAATGCACAGAAACCTACTGCTGTGTTGTTTGATGCTGTATTGCAATATAATGATGCAAAACCTAACGCTGTATTATTTCCTCCAGTAACATTATATCTTAAAGCACTAACACCCATAGATACGTTATATGCTCCAGTTGTATTGCTTCTTAGAGCACGGAATCCGACTGCTGTGTTGTTTGATGCTGTGTTTAACAATAAAGCATAAAATCCAATACCGGTATTGTTTGAAGCTGTTGTATTTGCATTTAAAGCAGCATTACCTAAAGCAGTATTAGCAGTTCCTGTTGTATTACTTCTTAATGAACAGAAACCTACTGCTGTGTTGTTTGAGGCTGTGTTGCAGAATAAAGCATTATTACCTATCGCAACATTGTTATTACCGCCAGCATTGTGACGTAATGCTTCATAACCAACAGCAACATTATAAGAACCTGTTGTTGTAAATCCTAATGCTACACTACCTACTGCAACGTTTCTACAACCTGTTGTATTGTTAGGCATAGAGTAATTACCTAACGCGGTGTTACCTACGGCTGTATTATTTCTTAATGAGAATCTTCCAAAGGCAGCATTATAGTTTGATGTTGTATTAGATGCTAATGCACATAAACCGACTGCTGTATTATTTGTTCCTGCTGTATTATTTCTTAAAGCACAGAAACCTACTGCTGTATTGTTTGATGCTGTGCTTAAATAAAGAGCACTAAATCCTATAGCAGTATTATTATTACCTCCAATATTACAATATAAGGCAGCAAATCCTAAAGCTGTATTGCAATAACCTACTGTGTTTTTAGCTAAAGTTAAACCACCGAATGCAGCGTTTCTATCTCCTGTTGTATTAACTTTTAATGAACTTATACCAACAGCAGTATTTCTTTCTCCGGTAGTATTACTTCTTAATGCACAGAAACCTACTGCTGTGTTGTCTGAAGCTGTATTAAATAAAAGAGTATAAGTACCTATTGCTGTATTGTTGATGCCTACAATATTACATCTTAATGCGTAAGCACCAATTGCTATATTACTAGCTCCAGTTGTGTTTTCTAATAATGCAGCAGTACCTAATGCAACATTATTTATTCCTGTTGTATTGGCTCTTAATGAACTTGCACCAACTGATGTGTTATTAATACCTGTGCTGGTTCTAAGAGCACAGAAACCTAAAGCTGTACTTGATGTACCTGTTGTATTACAAGATAGAGCTAAATGACCGATAGCTGTATTCTCTACTCCTGTTGTATTATTTCTTAATGCACAAAAACCTACTGCTGTGTTGTTTGATGCTGTATTACAAAATAATGCAGCTGAACCAACTGCAGTATTGTTACAACCTCCTGTGTTAAATACTAGTGTAGCTCTACCAAGTGCTGTATTATTTGTACCAGTAGTGTTACTTTGACCTGAAGCTACACCAAGTGCTGTATTATCTAGACCTGATATGTTATCAGATAGTGAATTTAAACCAACAGCAACGTTGTTATAACCTACTGTATTTCCAACCATTGAACTTTGCCCTATAGCAGTATTATTAACACCTGTTGTATTAGACCTTAAAGCACTGGCTCCTAAAGCAGTATTATTGCCTCCTGTTGTATTGCTTCTTAATGCACAGAAACCTACTGCTGTGTTATTTGAAGCTGTGTTTTGACGAAGAGCTTGCCAACCTATAGCTGTGTTATAGCATCCATTAACATTGCTGAATAATGATGTATAACCTACAGCCGTATTTTTTGCACCTGTTACATTAGTTGCTAAAGAATAAGCTCCTACAGATGTATTTTGAACTCCAGTTGTATTAGAAGCTAAAGCTCTATGGCCTAAACCTGTGTTTTCGCCTCCAATTGTATTAGATGTTAAAGATTGAAAACCTAATCCAGTGTTATAAGTACCAGTAGTATTGCTAGTTAATGAGGCAAAACCTAATGCTGCGTTTTTAGTTCCTGTTGTATTATATCTTAAAGCACAGAAACCAACTGCTGTGTTGTTTGATGCTGTGTTTGAATATAAAGCATTTGTACCTAAAGCTGTATTGTTGATGCCTACAGTGTTACAGTACAAAGCATGGTCACCTACAGCTACGTTAAAGGCTCCTGTAGTATTATATTGGAGTACTTGATGTCCAATAGCTGTGTTGCGGCAACCTATAGTGTTACAGAATAGGGCGTTTCTACCTATACCTATATTATTGGACCCTGTACTTGTACTTCTTACAGCATAACTACCTATAGCTATATTATTTGTACCTGTTGTATTATTTCTTAATGAACGGAAACCTACTGCTGTATTGTTATCAGCAGTATTATACATTAAGGATTGAAAGCCTGTAGAAGTGTTGTTACTTCCAACAGTATTTACTAACAAGCTATAAAAACCTACTGCTGTGTTATTATTACCGGTTGTATTCTCTCTAAGTGTTTTTGCACCTAAGCCTGTATTGTAAGCGCCTGTAGTATTGAGTCTTAATGCACATACACCGATTGCTACGTTACAAACACCTGTTGTATTACTTCTTAAAGAACAAAAACCTACTGCCGTGTTATTTGATGCTGTGTTTAATAATAAAGCAAGACTACCAATAGCAACGTTGTTACTACCACCACTACCATTAGCCATAGCTCCTTTACCTATAGCTGTATTTTCTGAACCGTTTGTGTTTGCTTGAAAAGCATCTTTACCTACAGCTGTATTATTAGTACCAACTGTGTTACTGGTCATAGTATATTGACCTACAGCAGTATTACTGGCTCCGGTTGTATTGTTTTTTAAAGCATAAACTCCGAGACCGGTATTATTACCACCTGTTGTATTACACAGTAGAGCATTTGTACCCATAGCCGTATTACAATTGCCAGTAGTATTGGAAAATAACGCTTGTAAACCAACAGCTGTATTCAGTGTTCCTGTTGTGTTACATCTTAAAGCACTATAACCTACCGCAGTATTATTCGATGCAGTATTACCTAATAAACTATTAAATCCAACTGAAGTGTTGTTTACACCTACAACATTACAATATAGAGCATTTTGACCTACCGCTGTATTACATTTACCTGTTGTGTTGGAACGTAAAGAAAAAGCACCGATACCGGTATTATAACAACCTGAAGTGTTACTAATAAGTGAACACATACCTAAGGCGGAGTTATATTTTCCTGTTGTATTACATCTTAAAGCACATCTTCCAAAAGCACTATTACCAGCTCCTGTTGTGTTGTATAATAGAGCTGCAGAACCGACAGCGGTATTGCTAGCACCTAAGTTATTTCTTAGAGCGTCAGCACCAATAGCTACTAATCCTGTGTTAGTTGTATTAGCACATAATGCGGCATCACCTATGGCGATATTCGAATTTGCCGTAAGATTTTCCTGCATTGCTCTAAATCCTATAGCTACGTTTACTGTACCTGCAGTGTTTTCTTTTAAGGCTGAATTACCTAAAGCGGTATTATATCCACCACTTGTATTTTTATATAACGAATAAACTCCAACTGCTACGTTATTTACACCTACAGTATTTGCAACCATTGATTTACAACCAACTGCAGTATTTCTTATACCAGTGGTGTTAAATACTAAAGCAACATATCCAAGAGCAGTATTACCTCCTCCTGTAGTGTTTGCCTGTAGGGCTCTATGTCCTAATGCGGTTGTTTCTGAGGCTAGGTTGTTTTGAAGAGAGTAACTACCTAGTGCTGCATTTTTAGTTCCGGTTGTATTACTTCGTAATGCATAAAAACCAACTGCTGTGTTATTATTAGCTGTATTGTAAAGCAAAGTTTTATAACCTAAAGATGTGTTGTTGTTTCCTGTTATGTTGGTGAATAAGGAACCAAATCCTACTGAAGTATTAAATGATCCTGCTGTAGTATTCTCTAAAGAGGCGACTCCAACAGAAGTATTTAATCTCCCTGTTGTATTACATTTTAAAGAATTATAGCCTACGGCTACGTTATTAATTCCTGTGGTATTACTTCTTAATGCACAGAAACCTACTGCTGTATTGTTTGATGCTGTGTTGCAAAGTAAAGCAAGATATCCAATACCAACGTTATTAGTACCTACTATATTATCTCTAGACGCTAAAAATCCAACAGCCACGTTTCTTGTACCTGTAGTATTATTTCTTAAAGCACAGTGACCAATTGCAATATTTCCTTCAGCAATGGTATTACAGAATAATGCCGAGTACCCAACCGCAATGTTTTGATTTCCTGAGGTATTACTTATAAGACTGCAAGAACCTATACTAACATTTTGAATTCCTGTTGTATTACTTCTCAATGCGCAGAAACCGACTGCTGTGTTGTTTGATGCTGTGTTAGAAAATAAACTATAAAAACCTAATGCAGTATTGTTAGCACCGGAAACATTTGAATACATAGATGCTCTACCAAAAGCTGAATTGTATCCACCTGTGGTGTTATTAAATAGAGTATTATCACCAAAGGCACTATTTCGTGAACCTACTGTATTTTTAGCTAGTGTAGCAAAACCTATAGAAGTATTCTGTATACCTGTTGTGTTATCTCTTAATGATTGATTACCTACTGAAGTATTAGCAGTTCCTGTTGTATTGGCTCTTAAAGCACAAAATCCTAGTGCTGTATTACTAGTTCCTGTTGTATTTAAACATAAAGCATTAAAACCTACAGCTGTATTGCCTGATACTGTATTATATCTTAAAGCATCTGTACCTACGGCTATATTAGCAGTACCTACAGTATTGCTTAAAAGTGATGCCCAACCAACAGACGTGTTACTTTGCCCTGTAGTGTTAACATCTAAAGCATAACTACCAAGAGCCGTATTTCTAAGACCAATTGTATTAGATTTTAATGCTCTATATCCTAATGCTGTGTTATCAATACCTGTTGTATTTGATGTTAATGCTATATGTCCTACACCTACATTTCGAGTTCCTGTTGTATTAGCTCTTAAAGCTGCATGACCTAAAGCTGTGTTGTTGTTACCTGTTGTATTATACCTTAAAGCTAAGTGACCTAGAGCTGTATTGTTTGCTCCTGTGTTATCTCCAAGTGCATAAAAACCAACACCAACATTACAACTAGCATTAACGTTGCTAAATAAAGCTCCTTGTCCAATAGCTATGTTTTGACTTCCTCCAGTATTGTTTAATAAAGAGTTAACGCCCATTGTTACGTTGCTAGATCCTGTACTAGTGTTTCTTCCAGCATTAATACCGACAGCTGTATTAGCGCTTGCTGTATTATTTCTTAAAGCATAATCCCCTAGGGCTGTATTGTAACATCCGGATACGTTACATCTTAAAGCTTGAGCCCCAAAGGCTGTGTTTCTTCTACCTACTGTGTTGGATTGCATTGCTGTAAAACCAACTGATGTATTTGAGTCACCGCTTGTATTACTTATTAAATTATAAGATCCTACGGATACATTAGAACCTCCAACTGTATTACTTCTTAATGCACAAAAACCTACTGCTGTGTTGTTTGATGCTGTGTTATCTTCTAACGCTCTAAAACCAAGTGCTGTATTATTTGCAGAGGTTGTATTAGCATTTAAAGTATTAAAACCTAAAGCAGTATTAGAATTACCTGTTGTATTTCCAAACAATGAACCTCTACCAACAGCAACATTATACTGTCCTGTTGTATTAGAAGCTAAAGCACTTGTACCTAATCCTGTATTACAACCTCCAGTTGTATTGCTCTTTAATGAAGAATAACCTAAAGCTGTGTTTTGTGTTCCTGTTGTATTATTCCTAAGAGCACAGAAACCTACTGCTGTATTGTTTGAAGCTGTATTGCATAAAAGAGTATAAGTACCTAGAGCTGTATTGTATCGACCTGTTGTATTGCTTTGTAACGCACTAACACCTACTGCTACGTTAAATCTTCCTGTTGTATTAGAATAAAGAGCATTTAAACCTAATGCTGAGTTATTGTACCCAATTGTATTAAATTTAATAGCATTTCTACCTACTGCTGTATTATTAAATCCTGTTGTATTGCAAGCTAAAGCAACAGAACCTAATGCTGTGTTGTCTGATGCTGTGTTACAGAGTAAAGAATATACACCTACTGCAGTGTTGCTTGTACCAACATTGTTAGCAAATAAAGAGCTTCTACCAACAGCCACGTTGTTTGCACCTGTCGTATTATTTTCTGCTGCTCTATACCCAACAGCTACGTTATTTGTACCTACAGTATTAAAATAAAGGGCAGATTGACCAACCGCTGTATTATGGTCTCCTGTTGTATTTTTATTTAAAGCAGCAGAGCCTACCGCTGTATTATTTTTACCTATTGTATTATTTGCTAATGTAACCCTACCTACACCAATATTATCTGTTCCTGTTGTATTATTTCTTAATGAATTATATCCTAAAGCAGTATTATTAGATGCCGTATTCTTATATAATGTACCATATCCTACTGCTGTGTTGGCATTAGTGGTTAAATTATTAAATAATGAATAAGCACCAATAGCTACGTTTCTAATACCAGTTGTATTAAGTGCTAGGGCTTTTTGTCCCATAGCTACGTTAGCTATTCCTGCTGTATTACTTCTTAATGAACAGAAACCAACTGCTGTGTTGTTTGAGGCTGTGTTGAACAATAAGGATTGATGACCTATTGCTGTATTATTGATGCCTACAGTATTACATAATAATGTAGATGTTCCTACAGCTACGTTGGATGCTCCTGTAGTATTTCTTAAAAGAGCATTTACGCCTAAAGCAACATTACTACCCCCACTTGTATTATATTGCAGTGCTGAATATCCTAAAACTGTGTTATAACAACCTGTACTATTACACAACATCGCACCTCTACCTACCACTGTATTTTGGGCTCCTACTGTATTATCTCTTAAAGCAGTATGTCCTACTGCTGTGTTATTTGTTCCTGTTGTATTACTTCTTAATGAACAGAAACCAACTGCTGTATTGTTTGATGCTGTGTTTTGACGAAGAGCATATACACCAATTGCTGTATTATTTTGTCCTAGAACGTTAGTTCTTAAAGCAGCATATCCTACAGCTACGTTACAGTTTCCTGTAGTATTACAGGATAAAGCTACATGTCCAAAAGCTTGGTTGTATCTACCACTAGTATTAGATTGGAGAGCTTGTGCTCCAACAGCTGTATTAAATCCGGCTGTATTATTAGATAATGAATTAAAGCCTACAGCTACATTTGCTTGTCCTGTTGTATTAGCTACTAAAGCATTAGATCCTACTGCTGTGTTTGCAACTCCTGTTGTGTTACTTTCTAAAGCACTTCTACCAACAGCTGTATTATTAACACCTATTGTATTTACATTTAAAGCACTTCTTCCTACAGCTGTATTGCAACCACCTATAGTATTATTTCTTAGAGAATATAATCCTACAGCTACGTTATCTATACCTGTTGTATTATACCTTAAAGCCTTAAATCCAAATGCTGTATTGTTTGATGTTGTGTTAGAATAAAGAGATTGATGTCCTACAGCAGTGTTATTATTCCCAACAGAGTTACATCTCATTGAGTTTTCACCAATAGCAATATTGTTATTACCTACAGTATTAACTAATAAAGCAGCAATACCAAAAGCATTATTTCCGGTTCCTGTTGTGTTATCTCTTAAAGCGTAAGCACCAATTACTGTATTAGTACCTGTTGTATTGCTTCTTGATGCACAGAAACCTACTGCTGTATTGTTTGATGCTGTGTTGGCACGTAAAGCATAGGTACCAACTGCTGTATTATTAACTCCTACTGTATTAAGGCATAAAGTTTCATCTCCTACTGCCGTATTATTAGCACCTGTTGTATTATTTCTTAAAGAATAAAATCCTAAAGCCGCATTATATTTTCCTGTTGTGTTATTTGCTAAAGCACTAACACCAACTCTTGTATTAGTTGAAATACTTCCTCCTCCCTTACCGATATTAACACTATTTACTAAAATATCACAGCCTGCAACTTCAAATTTTGCTGAAGGTGATGAAGTATTAACACCAACATTTCCTCCTGAATAATAGATATTACCTGCCGAACCGGTCCAAACTGAATCTCCTGCATTGAGGGCATAAGAGGCCGTAGCTGCATACGATGCAGAGACTGCATTACTGATTGATCCAGAAAAAGACCCTGTAAAAGATTGTGCTGTCACTCCTCCCGATACGCGGGTAGATCCGGAGACAATAAGACCATTTTTAATTACAAATTCATTAGCCATAAGTATACCCGTTCACTGTCCGGGGTAGGTGTTTGTTATAAATAGTTAGAAGTACCTAACCATGTAATTAATATCGAAAGGAGTTATCCCTGAGTTTGCGGCTGATAGCCAGGTTGGTGCTCCGTAGGTTATCGCAAAGCTTATTGCGGAAGTGTTACCGATGTCTGTCGTAACTACTTCATTGATGACAGCACTTGCTGCTGCAAGAGAGACCGATACCATTATAGTTCCAACTCGCTGGTTTGCACCTGTTGATGCGTCTTTTATAACATAATCTACGAAGGCAGCGTAGGTTGTACCGGGTACGAAAGAAATTATATTAGTTCCCGGGCCTGGACTTAGTAATGCCGGTGCTACTTCGTAGTCTATTACTGATCCGGAGATTGATAATGCTCCTCCGACATGAAGTTGCTGTTGAGGAGAGGTAGTATTAACACCAACAAATCCTGTTGAACCTGTAGCGAATATTCGTATATTACCTGCACCGTCTGAAATGAAGATATTACAGTTTTGAGTACCGAATCCGTTGGCCGAAGCTGAACCTAAGATTACGTTACAAGCACCACTTGTAATACAGATGCCTGAATTAACTCCTAAAGCTGTGTTATTAAATCCTGTTGTATTTGCTCTTAAAGCATAGAATCCGGTAGAGGTATTACCTGTGCCGGTAGTATTTAAACGCATTGCTCCAAAACCAGTAGCTGTATTGTATTTACCGGTTGTGTTAGAACATAACGCAGTTCCACCGACAGCTATACTACCTCTACCTGTTGTATTAGCTTGTAAAGCTTCAGTACCTACTGCAGTGTTGATATCACCTATTGTATTGCAAAATAAAGCACCACGCCCTATAGCTGTATTATATGCTCCAGTTGTATTTGATGTTAAAGCTGAATGGCCTATTGCGGTATTCCGTATCCCTACAGTATTGCAAGATAGAGCTTGAGTACCAATAGCTGTATTGTATATTCCTGTTGTGTTATTTCTTAGTGAATAAAAACCTACACCCACATTACTACCAGCTGTGTTACAGAATAAACTTTGATATCCTACAGCAACGTTTGCTCCACCTGCATTGTTGTATCTTAAAGCATTAGTACCTATAGATACGTTTTTAATACCTGAAGTGTTAAGTAGTGAAGCAGCTATTCCTATAGCAGTGTTAGAATTACCGGTTGTATTATCTCTTAATGAATAGGCACCTAAAGATGTGTTAGATGTTCCTGTTGTATTATTTCTTAATGTTCTATAACCAACAGCGGTATTGTTTGATGCTGTATTACATAATAGAGCTAAATAACCTACAGATGTATTGTTTGCTCCTACTACATTACTAAAAAGTGATTGATGTCCTATTGCTACGTTTCTTGCACCAGTTGTATTATATGCTAATGATTGTACTCCAAGAGCTGTATTGACAGTTCCTGTAGAGTTATTTCTCATAGAATAAAATCCTATCGCTGTATTAGTTGAAGCAGTATTACATCTCAATGCACTAACACCTACTGAAGTATTATAAGAGCCAACAACATTTGAATTAGACGCTGTGTGACCTATAGCAACGTTTCCTCTTCCTGTTGTATTAGAATTTAAGGCATTTGTACCAACTGCTGTGTTAATATCTCCGATTGTATTTGAAGCAAGAGCGTTAACACCAATTGCTGTATTTGGTGTTCCTGTTGTATTGTTTCTTAATGCACAGAAACCTACTGCTGTATTGCTTGATGCTGTGTTAAACACTAAGGCATTATATCCTAAAGCAGTGTTATTTGAACCTACTGTATTAAAATATAATGCTTGATAACCTACTGCTGTATTTTTAGCACCTGTTGTGTTTATTCTTAAGGTTGTGTGTCCTAAAGCAGTGTTAGCAGCGCCTGTTGTATTGCTTCTTAATGCACAGAAACCTACTGCTGTATTGTTTGATGCTGTGTTTAAGTATAAAGCGTTATGTCCTAAACCAGTATTGTTATTACCAGTAACATTACACATTAATGCTCTATACCCAAAAGCATTATTATTAGCTCCAGTTGTATTAAACCCTAAAGTTAAAACACCGACAGCATTATTTACACCACCAGTTGTATTATTGAGTAATGAGTATAAACCAATAGCTACGTTTTGTTGACCTGTTGTATTTGCATTTAATGCTTGTTTACCTATTGCAACATTACCTATTCCTGTTGTATTATATCTTAAAGCATAAGTACCTACCGCTGTATTATTAGCACCAACTGTATTAACCAATAAAGCATTTTTACCAATAGCTATGTTATTAATACCTGTAGTATTATCTCTTAAAGAATTAACCCCTAAAGCTACATTACTTGTTCCTGTTGTATTACTTCTTAATGCACAATAACCTACTGCTGTATTATTTGAGGCTGTGTTGGCGAATAAAGAATAGAAACCTAATGAAGTGTTATTTGAACCTCCACCACTGCATCTTTGTGAATCATATCCTACAGCTACGTTATTATTTCCTGTTACATTACCGTAAAGTGCCGTTCTACCTAATCCAACATTTTTTGTACCTGAGGTATTATTTCTCATTGCTAAGAAACCTACTGCTGTGTTGTTTGATGCTATGTTACAAAATAAAGAATACCTTCCTAAGGCTGTGTTATTAGCACCTACTGTGTTAGCCTCCATACTACGATACCCAACTGCAGTATTACCTGCACCTGTTGTATTAAGTATTAAAGCTCTACTCCCTAAAGCTACGTTGTAGCTTCCTATTGTATTACATCTTAAAGAACCATAACCTACAGCTGTATTTCTAGTACCTATTGTATTAGCTTGCATTGATGTTCTACCAACAGCAGTATTGTATATTCCTGTTGTGTTAGTTCTTAATGTGTAGAAACCTACTGCTGTATTGTTTGAGGCTGTGTTATAGAGTAAGGATAAATGTCCTACAGCGGTATTTTGTTGACCAGTTATATTACAGAATAAAGCAGTATGTCCTATAGCTATATTGTTGGATGCTGTGTTATAACGTAAGGAATTTGTGCCAATAGCAATGTTTTGACTACTTGTTGTATTGTTTCTTAACGCACTATTACCAACTGCTATGTTATTATTTCCTGTAGTATTACTAGCAGCTGCCCCGTATCCAAAAGCATTATTATTACCACCTGTAGTATTTGAAAGTAATGCAACGTAACCTAATGCCGAGTTTCCACTAGCTAAGTTAGAAATTAAAGCTCTACCACCAACAGCGGTTGATTTGATACCTGTTGTGTTAGAACATAAGGCAGCCCAACCAACTGCAGTATTGCTAAATCCTGAAGTATTAGAGTATAGAGCTATAACTCCTACAGCGGTGTTTTGAAATCCAACTGTATTATTTCTTAAGGAGCCATATCCAACAGAAGTTTGGTTAACACCTGTAGTATTGTTTTGTAGTGAGTTAGTTCCTACTGCTGTGTTAGATGTTCCAATTGTATTATTTTTTAAAGCATTTGTACCTACTGCTGTATTTAATATACCTGTTGTATTAGCACATAAAGTACTAGTACCGACTGCTGTATTGTCTGATGCTGTGTTAGTATTCAAAGCAAAATTACCAACAGCTGTATTATTACCACCGGTAGTATTAGTAAATAAACTATTTGCACCAATAGCCACATTGCAATTACCTGTAGTATTATTATATAAAGAAACCCTACCAATTGCCGTGTTTGATGAACCTGCTGTATTGAATAATAGAGAACTTACACCAATACTTGTATTGAAGATACCGCTTGTATTAGAATATAATGCTTGAACTCCTACTGCAACGTTTTGACATCCTGTGGTGTTGTTATGTAATGTTGTTGAACCTACTGCAGTATTGCTTCCTCCTATAGTGTTCTTTTGTAAAGAGTAAATACCTATAGCTGTGTTACCGATACCGGTTGTATTTAATCTTAAAGCATTAAAACCGGTTGCTGTGTTGGATGAGGATTTGTTGCAGAATAGGGCATAGGCACCTACAGCGGTACTTTGAGTACCAGTTGAATTTGCGTATAGTGAATGGTATCCTAGAGCTGTATTGAAATTAGCTGATGTATTATTAAAACTGGCATATCTACCTACAGCTACGTTTGCTTTACCAGATGAATTATTTCTTAGTGCTCTTTGACCAACAGCCACGTTATAACTACCTGTGGTAGTATACACCATAGCTCTTTCACCTATAGCAACGTTTTGATTTGATGTTCCTGCTGCGTTTAAGGCTTGATACCCCATAGCAGTATTTCTTACACCTGTTGTATTACTACCTAAAGCACTTGAACCTACCGCGGTATTACAAACACCTGTTGTGTTGTTTCTTAAAGCACTAGGTCCAATAGCAATCAAGTTACTTGCTTGGTTTTGATTTAATGCTGCAAAACCCATTGCAACATTATATGTACCTGCTGTATTTGCCTCTAAAGCAGAGTTACCAACAACAGTATTTCTTTCACCGCCTATATTACAACGCATTGCACTGTAACCTACTGCAATGTTTTGACGTCCTGTTGTATTTACTAATAATGTAGCGGCTCCAAGAGCAGTATTACAACATCCTGTAGTGTTTACACATAAAGAATATTTACCAAGGGCTGTATTACTAGTACCTACTGTATTAGAGTATAAGGCTTTCATACCTACACCTGTGTTATCAACACCAGTTGTGTTTGATAGTAAAGCATTATACCCTAAAGCAGAATTTTTAGTACCTATTGTGTTATTACGTAGACTATTTTTACCAACAGCAGTATTAAAAGCACCAGTTGAGTTATTTCTTAATGAACTATAACCTACTGCTGTATTATCTGATGCTGTATTACATAAAAGAGCAGCATTACCAATAGCAGTATTTCTACATCCAGATATGTTATCTCGTAATGAGTACGCTCCAAAACTAGCATTATCAACACCTGCTGTACTACGGAATTGAGAACATAAACCAACAGCAACGTTTACAGAGCTTGTTAAGCTACAGAATAAAGAAAATAATCCTACAGCAGTGTTTCTATTACCCGCTGTATTTCCTTGCATACTGTAAGTACCAAGAGCAGTGTTACAAATACCTGTTGTATTACCTCTTAATGATGCAATACCTAATGCTGTGTTATCACAACCTGTTGTGTTTAAAGCTAAAGAACATGAACCTACACTTGTATTATTAACACCTGTTGTATTACTAGTCATTGACTTATAACCTATACTAGTGTTATTAAGTCCTATTGTATTACTAGCTAATGATTGGTCTCCTACTGCAGTATTATTTACACCCGTAGTGTTACTACCTAATGCAATTCTACCTAACGCCGCGTTATTAGTTCCTGTTGTATTACTTCGTAATGCACAGAAACCTACTGCTGTATTGTTTGATGCTGTGTTAGCATATAAAGATTGGTATCCTACTCCAACGTTATTTACTCCTACTGTATTATTAGGTAATGAATTTACACCGATGGCGGTATTAAATACCCCTGTTGTATTAAGTAGTAAAGCACTATACCCTAAAGCAGTATTATTACCTCCAATAGTATTACATCTTAAAGCAAGATTACCTACTGCTGTGTTTCTGATACCTATAGTGTTTATTCTTAAAGATTCTTTACCTACAGCTACGTTATGTATTCCTGTTGTATTAGATACTAATGCAGAATCACCAATAGCAGTGTTATTCGAACCAATTGTATTACATCTCAAGGCATAATAACCAACAGCGGTATTACTTCTTCCTGTTGTGTTAGCTCCTAAAGACCTAAATCCTAAAGCAGCATTAGCATACCCTGAAGTATTACATGCAGATGATTGGAAACCAACTGCTGTATTGTTTGATGCTATGTTATTATATAGAGCACCAGTACCGACTGCGGTATTACTTGAACCGGTATTTTTCTGTAGAGCACTGTCTCCAATAGCAATATTACTATTTCCTGTAGTATTACAAATTAAAGTAGCGTGACCTAGGGCCACGTTACTACTACCAACTGTATTGTTACATAATGATAAAACACCTACTGCTATATTAAAATTGCCAGTTGTGTTACTTTTTAAAGCAAATGTACCTAATGCTACGTGTCTTCTACCTGTTGTATTACCATAAAGTGCAAGAGAACCAAGACTAGTGTTATAATAACCTGTTGTGTTTAAAAGCTGTGAACGAAATCCTACAGCCGTATTATCAGTGGCATTTGTATTTGACTGTAATGCATTTAAACCAACAGCAGTGTTTCTAACACCAGTTGTGTTTTGAAATAATGTATAAGAACCTAAAGCGGTATTACCGCCACTGAGTGTATTTCTTAATGAGAATTTACCTACAGCTGTATTATCACTACCTGTTCTATTACAAAGTAATGCGTTATGTCCAACAGCTGTGTTAAATACACCTGAAGTGTTATAAAATGAGGATTGATGTCCAATTGATATATTACCGTATCCTACTGTGTTACGACATAAAGCACCATAACCTAAAGCAGCGTTCCACTGTCCTGTAGTTGTACCTTTTAAAGCACAAGCACCAACAGCTGTATTATATCCGACAGTTACAGCATCAAGAGCGTAATGTCCTACAGCTGTGTTAAAGCTTCCTGTTGTGTTTGTAAAAATTGTTCTTCTACCTAACGCGGTATTAGCTTGACCTACTGTATTGCATGATAAAGAATTTCTACCAACAGCAGTATTATTTGTTCCTGTTGTGTTGTACCTCAAAGCACAAGTACCGACTGCGGTATTATTTGAAGCTAAATTACTAACAAGTGCTCCATATCCTAGCGCTGTATTAAAATTCCCAGTAGTGTTATAAAGTAAAGTATTAACTCCTATACCTGTATTTGCTATACCTACTGTATTAGAAACTAAGGCTCGACATCCAACAGCTGTATTTAATGTTCCTGTTGTGTTATTTCTTAAGGTACTAAAACCTACGGCTGTATTGTTTGATGCTGTGTTACATAGTAATGCTTGTACACCTAAACCTACGTTATTTCCTCCTATTGTATTATATCTAAGAGCATTTCTTCCAACAGCAATATTAAACTGTCCTGTAGAATTGTTTCTTAGAGCTGAAACACCCATCGCTGTGTTAGCATACCCGCCTGTGTTATATAACATAGACTGCATTCCCACTGCAACGTTATTATATCCCGTAGTGTTATTATTTAAAGAAGTAAATCCAACAGCAGTATTTTGATAACCTACTGTATTAGATGTTAGAGAGTATCTACCTATAGCTGTATTACTATTTCCTGTTGTGTTGTTTTTTAATGAGTCATTTCCTAATGCTGTATTTCCTGTTCCTGTTGTATTACTTCGTAAAGCACAGAAACCGACTGCTGTGTTGTTTGATGCTGTGTTACAAAGTAAGCTAAAAGCACCAACAGCTGTATTACAGTTTCCTGTTGTGTTACATAGTAAAGCACTAATACCAAAAGCAGAATTTTGTGTTCCTGTAGTGTTTTTTCTTAAAGCATTAACACCAGTGGCAGTATTATAACTAGCTGCGTTATAAAATAATGCACTAACACCTATAGCTGTGTTGTTAAGACCTACTTGATTATATTTCAAAGCTTCACTACCTAAAGCAGTGTTATTATATGCTACAGTATTTCCTTGGGCGGCATTATTGCCTATCGCGGTATTATTTGTTCCTGTTGTATTATTTATTAATGTTCTAAATCCTAAACCTGTGTTAGCTACTCCTATAGTGTTAGATAACATAGCACCACATCCCATCGCTGTGTTGTTTGTACCTGTTGTATTAGCTCTTAATGCGCTAAAACCAACTGCTGTATTGTTTGATGCTGTATTTAAACAAAGTGTAAATGTGCCTAATGCTGTATTGTTAGTCCCAACTGTATTAGTACGAAGTGAGTTTACACCTACCGCTGTATTGCAACCACCTGTTGTGTTATAACGAAGTGAATAAAAACCTAATCCTGAGTTGTAATTACCGATTGTATTATTTCGTAAAGAATTAGTTCCAACTGCAGTGTTATATGTTCCTGTTGTGGTGTTTACTAAAGATCCAGCACCAACGGCTGTATTATTTGATGCCTTATTATAGAGTAGAGCATTAGTTCCTACAGCGGTGTTATTAATACCAACAGCGTTTTGTTGTAAAGCAGAATATCCTATTGCTGTATTACTTGCACCTGTTGTATTAGCAAATAAAGCTGTTCTACCAAAAGCAGAGTTTCCTGTACCTGTAGTATTATTATATAATGTTCTATCACCTACAGCTGTTGTATATCTAGCAGTATTTACTTGTAAAGCTCTAGCACCTACAGCTACGTTTCTGCATCCTGTTGTGTTTGAAAATAATGCACAATAACCTAAAGATACGTTAAGTGTTCCTGTTGTGTTACATGCTGATGCTTGACTACCTACTGCTATATTATTTGATGCCGTATTAACATTTAATGCATTTTCACCAATAGCAATGTTATTATTTCCTACTGTATTAGATGAAAGAGATAAAGCACCTAAAGCAACGTTGGAACTACCTATTGTATTATTTCTTGATGCATAAAAACCTATTGCTGTATTTCTAACACCCGTTGTGTTTGAAAATAATGCTAAACTTCCAACAGCGGCATTACATGTACCAATAGTGTTTGCTAGAAGTGCGTTATAACCAACCGCAGTATTTTTAAAACCTGTTGTATTAGTAGTTAAGGAACCATAACCAACTGCCGTATTAGAATTACCTGTGGTATTATTTCTTAAGGCTGAAAGACCTAAAGCTGTATTTCTGTAACCAGTAGTGTTACATCTTAAAGTATTAACACCTATTGCTGTATTATAGTTACCTGATATGTTAGCAAATAAACTTCTATAACCAATAGCTGTATTATAGTTACCTGTTGTATTAGTTGTTAGTGAATCATAACCTAAAGCAGTGTTAAATCGACCAATGGTATTTGCACGCATTGATCTAAAACCAACCGCTGTGTTGTAAGCGCCTGTTGTGTTATTCTCTAAAGCACAAGAACCAAGTGCGGTTTGAGCTTCTGCTTTATTATTTAGTAAAGCTCTATAACCAACTGCTGTATTGTTTGAAGCTAAACTACAAAGTAAAGCACCGTTTCCTACTGCTATGTTCTTAGTACCTGTTGTATTAGAGAATAAAGCACATTCACCTAAGGCATTATTTTGAGTACCTGTTGTATTCCTACATAGTGCATTATGTCCAATTGCTGTGTTTGCATTAGCTGTATTGCAGAATAATGATCTATAACCAACTGCTGTGTTTCTACTACCTACTATATTATAGTTTAAAGATTGATTTCCTACTGCTATGTTATTAATACCTGTAGTATTTCTTAACAAAGCATTTCTTCCAAAAGCAGAGTTACCACCTGCTGTTGTGTTATATAGTAAAGATTGGAATCCTACTGCTGTATTTTCACTACCGGCTGTGTTTGAGTATAAACTCTTATGTCCAATAGCAATATTTTGAATACCTGTTGTATTATTTCTTAAAGCACAAGAACCTATTGCTGTATTATTAGTACCTGTTGTGTTATTTGTTAAAGCATAACCACCCACCGCAGTATTACATCCTCCAGTTGTATTAGCATATAAAGCATTAATCCCTACTGCTGTGTTTACAGTACCGGAAGTATTATTTCTTAAGGCCTGAACTCCAAAGCCTGAATTTGCTGTACCTACTGTATTATAAAATAAGGAGTTAAATCCGACTGAAGTATTAAAAACACCGGTAGTATTTTTGTTTAGAGAATTAGCACCGACTGCTGTGTTTCTGCAACCTACTGTATTACAGAATAAAGCATTACTGCCTACTGCTGTATTACTATACCCTGATGAATTAGCTCTTAACGCAGAAACACCAATAGCTGTATTATTTGCTCCTGTAGAATTGGCTGCAAGTGTAAGGTATCCAACAGCAGTATTGCTTGAAGCTAAGTTGTTTCTTAAACTATAATGACCTACAGCAGTATTCTGAGTTCCTGTGATAGTATATCTAAGAGCAGCATATCCAATAGCTACTTGATTACTAGTTCGTATTCTGAAACCAGCATTTAAACCTATAGCAACATTACAGTTACCTGTAGTATTATATATTAGTGCACCATTTCCTAAAGCTACATTACCTGCTCCTGTTGAGTTTGATTGTAAAGCACTTGCACCTACTGCTGTATTATTTGCGGCTGTATTAGAAACTAAAGCACAAATACCAACTGCTGTATTTGCTGTTCCTGTTGTATTAGCAAATAAAGATTTATAACCTACTGCAACATTATTTGAGGCTGTGTTACAGTATAAACTGTATGAACCTAAAGCCACATTATTAGTTCCAACTATATTTGCAAACATAGCACCGCCACCTATTGCTATGTTTCTTGTTCCTGTTGTATTACTAAATAAACTAGTATTACCTATTCCTACATTACTATTTCCTATTAAATTATTATTTAAAGCACCAGTACCTACAGCTATGTTTCCTCCACCTCCTGTATTTGATGTTAAAGCACCAGTACCTACGGCTGTATTTTTTTCACCAGAAATGTTAGCAAATAAAGCACTTACTCCAACGGCTGTATTGCAAATCCCTGTTGTATTCTTATATAAAGTACTTTTCCCAAAAGCAGTATTACAGCATCCTGTTGAGTTAGTTTTCAAAGCGCAAACACCTACTGCTGTGTTATTAATACCTGCTGTATTACCTAATAAAGAACAAGAACCTACTGCTGTATTATCAATACCTGTTGTATTGTACTGTAATGATCTGTAACCAACTGCGGTATTTAGAATTCCTGTTGTATTATTTAATAAAGCATTACACCCTACTCTAGTATTACTAGAAACACTTCCTCCACCCTTACCAACACTAACTGAATTAAATGCTGAATCTAAGGTAGATGTAGTATTACCGGTAATAGCTAGAGTCGAACCGTTAAAGGTAGCATTTGCTTCACCGTTAATAGCCGGAGTACCTGTAGCTGTTAAAAGGAAATTATCTGTATTGTTGGTGATGTTTACTGATCCTGATACAAATGAAGCAGTTAGTGCATAAGAAGCAGAAATGGCAAACGAGGCTGTACCGAATAAAGAGCCTGTAAATGATTGTGCTGTTACATTTTGAGTAACATTAAGTGAATTCAATGAGGCATCAGACCCCGATACAATCAGTTTTCTCCAATTTGGCATATATATACTCCTTTTGCGGTTAGAAACAGCGACGTTGCTGCCTACTTCCCTTGCGGGCCAACATTAGGTTTGTTATAAATATTTAAGATTTCAACTTACTTGTCGTATTCTTCTCAACAAGTTTTTGAAGCTCCTCTTGTTTTTTAGCTTCTTCAGCTTCTATAGTGAATTGAATGTTCATTATAGCTTCATCAAGTTTATCCTGTAATCCTGCAATCACTCTTGCACTTTTACCAGATATCTGAATAATATCTAGAGATTGTCTTATAATAGCGATTTCTTCCGGGGAAAATCCAATTTCGTAATTCATAATTATTTACTAATAATATAATGGTTTTGAAGCTTTATTACAAGCTTATATAACATTTCAATTGCTTCTCCTTGGAAAGTAGATTGTTTAATCATAGAAAGTAGGAACTGAAGTTCCTCTCTTGTGAGTGAATGATCCTGAGTAACAGGAGATAGGGGTTGTGGTTGGATGATTTGTTCAGAACCAACAATTAGATTGTCTGCTTTTAGTGCCATAAACTTTTATTAACTGTACATATAAATATCCCCGTTTGACGAGTTTACGTATACGTTACCAAAACCATTAGTACCGCCGCCCCATGTCGGGTTTGCAGAAGGAGCACCGGCTGCTGTTTTAGCAGATACTACATATTCGTCGGCAGCTAATGCGGTAGCTGTTCCGATAACGTCGTATGCCATTGCAAAACGGCCGTAAACACCAGTTGCACTAGCCTCTAAGTAGAAGGCAGAGCCTGACCCGGCAGCATTATATTGAGTAACCCATCCTGAATCTGCTAAGGTTGTTGACCCTGAGTTGATGAGAATAAATTTATCCCTTACTGTTAAGTTATCAACATTGGTAAATGAAGCAGTACCAGCAACCGTTAAGTCACCTCCGATAACTGCATTTCCTGTAGTGCTTAAACTACCGAAGTTTACAGTACCTGTGAATGTTGGTGATCCTGCAAATACTAATGCACCAGTTCCTGTTTCATCAGTTACTGCTGCTGCTAAGTTAGCAGATGATGGAGTTGCTAGGAAGGTAGCAACACCTGTTCCTAGGCCGGATACACCAGTTGAAATTGGTAAACCAGTAGTGTTGGTTAAAGTACCACTAGAAGGAGTTCCTAATGCACCACCGTTTAGTATTACTGATCCGGCAGTACCGATGTTAACTGCTAATGCAGTTGAAACCCCTGTACCTAGTCCAGATACACCGGTTGAAATTGGTAGACCAGTTGCGTTGGTTAAAGTACCTGAGGATGGTGTTCCTAATGCGCCGTTAAATGTAACTATACCACCGGCAGTAGATGCATTAAGAGCTAGAGAGGAAGCAACACCTGTTCCTAGTCCGGAAACATCAGTGCTGATTGCAACTGAGTTAGGTTGGATCGTTGCTACACCTGCAGAGTCAACTAAAATATCACCAGAAATCCCTGCAAAAGATGCAGAGGTAAACTGAGAGACTGTAGCGAACTTATTTGAACCATCGTTTACAAAAACCTGCGTTGTTGGAGCGATTGGGGTCAGCTGTGTTACTGGGAATATTGCAGTTGCGGTTACTCCGGTTAACCCTGCACCGTTACCGAAGAACGATCCTGAGAAAGAACCTGATATTGATACACCAGATGCACCAGTGGTCGCTAAGATGTTACCAGTACCGTTGATTGCAGTAGTTGATAAGTTTCCAACGGATCCACCGCCGATTACGACCTGACCTAATGTCAGGTTGTCTACCTGTAAAGCAGCGAGTGCTGCACTACTACCGGAGACTATTACTTTCTTCCAACTTGCCATAGTTTATATTGATTATAAATAGTTACATACCAAAGAAAAAATCTCCTGAGGCGGAGTAGTAAAGTCCACCGGTTACTGGAGTTGGGATGTCTATTCTTGCTTCTAATACTACTACTCTTTCAGCATTAATCTTTAACATTTCTACAGAACCGGACTGTACTAAAAAGAAATACGGTACTGCTGCTCCGGGACCTATCTGAACAGAAGCTGTGATTGACCCAGTCGCTATAAAATTTGTAATTATAGGTGATGATGGAGCAGAGGCAGTAACAAATAAGGCGTTACTGACTGCATCGTACATTACTACCCGTACGTTTGCAGAAGGGGAATATGCTAATGCAAAAGAGGGAACTTGAAATAGCGGTGCATTAATGTTTAAAACACTTGTATTAAAGTCAACTGAAGTTGCATTATTTACTGCTAGGTTTCCATAGATTCCGGTTGATCCTGTAGTTATTACAGATCCGGAGATTAATACTGATTGTGTTAATGGATTAACGAAGGATGCTGTACTACTAAATGAAGAACTGACTGCATTTAAAACGTAAGAAGCAGTCTGAGCTAAGGTTACATAGGAAGCAGTTTGAGCTAATACAACGAATGAAGCAGTAGAAGCAAAGGAACTACTTACGGCATTTAGTACATACGACGCAGTTACTGCTACTGATGATGATAGAGCGTATGAAGAACTTATACTAGACCCTGCAATATCACTGTAGGATGCACTAAGAGCGTAAGAGGAACTTATACTAGTTACTGCGGTATTACTGTGAGAAGAGCTTAAAGCATAAGATGCACTAAGACTAAAGTTTGTATGAGATGAAGTTAGTGCAAATAATGCATAAGAAGCAGTTACTGCATAAGAGGCAGTAGCTGATGGGTTAAAGTTTTGAGCAAATGAAGCAGTTACAGCAAAGAATGCGTATGAGGCTGTACTTGCAAAAGAAGCAGATACTGATGATCCTCCTGATCCTAGTTCAAGGATAGTCTGATTGTTACCTATCGCTTTTTTTATGTATGCCTTACCATCATAGGTGTTTATAGCAATATCTCCTAAAGCCAACTGATTGACTGAAGGTATACTACCTGATACTCCTATGGGTCTGATTTGCGGCATTAATTCCTATATGCTGTAAAGACGTCTAAGATTGGATCAACGACTGCGTGTCTATGATTCTGTTTTAAATGTACAACTTTAACAGCAGGAACCTGCAATTCTAACTTCATAAAGAAATCAAAACCGGAATCTTTCTTATCTCTAAGGTCACATTGGGACATATCCCCGCAGAATACCATCTTAGAATTAATTCCTAATCGTCCTATCATTAATTCAGTCTGTCTCATTGTAGCATTTTGTGCCTCATCAATTAAAACAAAACAGTTAGTAAATGTATTACCTCTTAAAAAACCAAAGGGAGACACTGTGACAACCCCTTCAGTTATTAATTTGTCTGTCTTTTCTTTTCCAACAAGTTCATACATTATATTATAAATAGGGGAGGTGAGATATGATAACTTCTCATCGACGTTTCCCGGTAGGTGTCCAATATCTTCTCCGGCAGTTACGTAGGGCCGGGCAATAATAATCTTTTCAACGTCTTTGTTGAAGAGCATATCTAAAGCTACCTGAACTGCTAATAAGGTTTTTCCTGAACCGGCTTTACCTTGAATAGCTGTAACGTCGTTAAGTAATATCTGTGCTTTTCCTTTCTTCTGTTCTTCGTTTAAATTAATTCCAAATTTAATTGGAGTTTTAGGTCTTCTCTTCTCTTTAAAAACCTCCGCGGTGTGTGGATCGCTTGACATAAATATATTTACTTATAAATAGAAAGTAAAAAAAAAGCCTGGATTTCTCCAGGCTCTTTCTTATTTTAATTAAAGGTTAGATTACAAAGTATTCAAACCGTTAACGTAGATCTTACCGTAGAATTCTGGACGAACCATTTTCTTAGCGTATCTAGTTAACAAACCTTTACGTGGAACGAAGGTATCAGGATCGTACACCAAAGGAGTCATAATTAACGGAATGTAAGGAGCAAATACAGCACCTGTTTCCAAGAATTGGCTACCTTTGAAGCCCATCAAGATTGTGTTTTCCTTCATGTAAGGGTTCTTGTAGATAGTGTATCTGTTGTTGATCTGACCCATTTTCTGTACACCAAAAGCATAAGTAGCTACTGCAACATCGCTGTTAGAAGTAGAAGCAAAGCCTGGGATACTCTCTAGGATAGTAGCAACTGTTGGAGATACAACGCAGAAGTTAGCACCACCACGCAAAGTTCTTTGGTGAATAATGTTAGACAATTTCTGCATTTTAGTTCCTAAAGTTTGGAACCACTGACCTTGAGTGTTGTAGAATCCTGCGGTAGTATCAAATCCAGTAAGACCAGCGTTGATAGTGTTGTTGTTAATAGCAGACCAGTACTCAGTACCAGCAGCAGCTGCTTCAATCAACATGTCAAGGATTTCTAAGTCAATTTCCAAAGAAATGTACTCAGACATAACAGCAGTCAATTCAGCTTCAGCATCCAAAGAATGGTAAGCGTTTAAATCTTGAGCAAATTCAGGAGTCCACTGTGCTTTCAATTTTTTGGTTTTAGCAACGATGGCTTCAGATCTCATAGAAACGTTAATCTGAGGGATGACGATTTCAGTAGGAGACTCAGAGTTAGGAACTGCATAAGAAGCACCAGCTTCGAAATCACCTCTTGCATTGTCTTTAGTTAACTTGTTGTACTCAACTACAAAGCTACCTGAAGTTGGAATTTCAGCAGTTGAAGCAGTTACGAAGAATACTACGTTAGGAGAAGAGAAGTAAGTAAATTCATTTAAGTTTCTAGCAGATGTGATAGAACCAGAAGTGATAAGGAAGCCTCTTACACCTAAGATATCGATATCAGCAGAGATTGATGAAGTAGCAACAGTTAATTTCTTAATCTGACCAGCAGCAGCAGAAGCTGAGAAATCTGAGTTAAAGTTAACATCTGCGAAAGATGCAGTAGAGAAAGTAGTAGCTTGTACTACAGCAACTCCAGAAGCAGAGAATTGGTTAGTAGAGTAGGTGAAACGACCAGCTCCGTATAAACCACCAGTTGAGGTGTTACCGAAGTTAGCAGAAGATGCACCATACGTAGAGTCGCCAGAGGTAAAAGGATTCTTGTTAGTTCCGTATTGGAAATCCAAGAAGAATACTAGACCTGAAGGTAAGTTCATAGGTTGAACTGAAACAAATTCTTTAGCAGCGATCTGACCGAACACCTTACGCACTAAAGGTAAAGCGATACCAGCCCACTGTTCACCAGTTCCAGTTGTAAAACTAGCACCAGTTCCAGTTTGAGATTGTTCAACAACCAATTGCTTGGCTTGATTCTCAAGGATCATTGACATGTTGTTTTTATCAGTTTCGTTGCTAAAGCCTTCTAAAAGACCTGTAGCGCCCCACTTTTTTGACAATCTGGCAGCGTCAGATTGCAAACTCTGCCAGGGGTTAGCAGATTCGAGTAATGATTGTACGTTAGACATTGTATTAATGTATAGTATTTTTTTTATTTTTTATAAGCCTGCAAGTTTTTTCATTCTTTCGAATGTCGGATTAACTTCTACCACAGGCTGTTTTGGTGAAGTACCGATTGATTTAGAAGCAAATCCTTTGCTTTCTCTTACCAACTCTTTCTTAGCGACTCTTTCTAAGCCTTCTTGTAGAGTTTCGAATACCAACTTAACTTCTTTTACTGTCTCAGCTTTGTCAAAAGCAGTTAATACTTTAACTTTTTGTGATTCAGTAAGGTTTTTAGCCTTGAAAATTTTGTTGGTGTAAAGAAGTTTAGAATTCAACAAGTTAATTTCGTGTAATTCTGACTTCAATGTGTTAATAGTTTCGATAGCTTCAGTTAATTCAGACTCCATAGCTTTCATCTTTTCAGTTTCCTTCTCTTCGTGGCCTTCTTTAGCTTCTTCCATTGGATCTTCTTCGTGAGACACTTCAGCAATTTCTTCTTCATCAGATACTTCTTTTTCGGCGCCCTCTTCAGGCTCCTCTACTTCAGCACCAGCTTCATCTTCCATTCCTTCGTGACCAGCTTCTAATTCACCAGCTTCGATCATTTCATCTACCACAGATTCAATAAATTTCTTTAAGTCTTCTTCAGTCATTTCTTCAAGATCGATTTCAACATCGTCTTCATCTTCTTTACCTTCTTCTTTAGATCCTTCTTCTTTCTCTTCTTCCATGTTGCCATGAGCATAATGAGAGTTTTTAGGGTCATCCATAAGATCTTCGCCTTCTTCAAGCTCTTTTAAAAGCTCTTCAATGTCAGCGTCGGTGGTGTCTAAAGATTCAGTGATGATTTCGTCTTCTTCCATGTCCATCATTTTCTTTTCGAACATCGATTTCAAATGTGGTGTGAAAGCCTCTTCTAATGCAGCTTTTGCATTAGTGATAGCGACTTCCTTTACAGCTTTTGCATCAGCAATAGCCTCTTTTAACAATTCTCTGTTTGTCATTTTCCTAATAATAGTTTTTTTTGGGAAATACGCTTATTAATAAGAGCGTAATAATTTTTTAGAGTAATAAGTGGTACCGCATTAAACCGTGGTACATACGAATATAAATATGCACTATTCTGGTAAAAATATGAAACCCTCCTTTTTTAGGGGAGGGTCAGTCAAAGGATGCTATCCTAAGAGGGGTTAAAATATTGGACAATTGCCATGAGCACATAAGATCTCTCTTATAATCTCATTAGCTTTACTGTACTGACTTACGGTCTTAGTTAGACCTTCATGCAGTGGATGCATCCAAGAGCCTGGATTAGAAGGGGTAGATACAAAATCCCAACATAATAATTCAAAGTCTTCTTGAACTTCTAATGTTTCTCCCACCTGTTTTACTGATCCCATTCCTCTAGATGATACACCAACGGTGATACCTGAGTTCATCAGGGCCTGTAGTATATTTCCGGAAGGGGTTGGAAGGATTTCAATCTTACCCATGATATGATCACCGTCCCACCAAATATCTTTAATGTTGTGACATACATTCTTAAGGTTAATTACGGTAGATTCGGGGTGATCTAACTCACCGACTGCTCTATTGTTCTTAACAGAATCCATATACTTATCGATCTCTCTATCCCAAATCTTTTTGCTATAATATCTTCCGTTACCGTTCTTTATTTTAGCAGTTGCTAAAACACCTTCTACTAATGGAAGACCAGAACCGCCCTCTGCTTCAGTTAATTTAAAAGCACGGGGTTGAAAGGATATAGTTTCAATAAGTAAGTTCTTACTCATTTGCCTACTTTTAAATTCTTTCTGTTAATCAACTCTCTAACCATTCCAGACCAAGATTCTGTCTTAGGTTTTGAGTGTGCCTCTATCTTCTTAGTAAGCTCTTCTTTTTCAGCAGGGCTTAGCTTCTTCATAAACTGAGTTTTAAAAGCAGGATCAGCGTCCATTTGTTTAACATACTCTTTAAACTTCTTTGGATTGTTATCGGCCATCTGTAACATCATTGCAGTGGTTGGCATACCAGTAGCATCTACTTCTAATACAGGACTATTTTCAAGAACCGTATCTTCCATCATTGATTTATTGTTTACTTTCTTAGCTGCTTTAGTTTTCTGCTTTTCGTATAAAGCTTTTTTCTTTTCTAGTAGCTTAATATCTCTCTGTGCCCCTTTAACTGCTTTTTCATTAATGTATTCTTTAACATCATCGCCTTCTGCTACAGTCATTTTATTAATTAACTCGTCAATCTTCTCTTGAGTTTTCATAATCCTATTTTCCCAAGCAGCTACTTCACCCATTTTTTCAATTTGGTCGATTTCTTTTTGAATAGCTCTTTTCTTAGCTTCGTTCAATTTAACAGGTTCCATTCCTGAAGATTTATATTTACCTGTTACTTCTTTTGTTGGTCCTAAACCAGGAGCATCTTGAGTGTATCCGATACCTTTAACTCCGAAAGCTGCATTCTTAATATAGAATAAAGGATCTTTTTCTAAGTTCTTAAATACGATTGCTTTGATTTCATCCTCTGTTTTATCAGCATTCTTAGGATCTTTCATCTCAGCATAGTATCCGTTAAGGATTTCCTGAGTTGAAATGTTGTTGTTGTTCTTCTTATCTTCGTAGTTGTATCCAGCAGTCTCTTTCTCGGTTACTGATTTATCAGTATCTTTTAAGTCTGCTTTTATAGTTTCGGTATTCTCTTGAAATATTTTAAACCAATTTGGAGTTTCAGGTCTGTTAGCAGATACTAATACCATAGCTTCGTTGATAATTCCTTTCTCGGCAAGAGAGTGAATAACTTGATCAAACGTTTGAACATTGGTAATATACTGAGGGAATTCAGCTCTAACTTCTTTTAAGAAGATTTCTTTATTGCCTTTACCTTCTTTAATAAGATTGTATCGATTTTGTAGGCTTTTCATATGTTATAAATAGGTATTGTTTATTTCCAAAGATCTTTGTACTCCATACCCTTGGCTGCTTTCCGTACTTTATTCTTATTGACAAGCTTCCAGCCCATCTTTAAGTAGTAGTTACGTGAAGTACCACTAGCTTTTTTATTTGGATTAAAAGCGTTGGGGGTCATATAGCCGCCAGCTGCTCCAGAGGTTGATTCCTCTCTAAGCCACTGTTTAAGCTTTTCTTTGAGCTGTCTTCTGGTTGCCATTATAGCTCATTAACAAGTTCGTAGTATTGTAACAAGTTAATGATACAGTCATTAGTTACTTTTTCAGTCTTTTCTAAAGGCTTAACGTACTTTATAATTTCTGTAATTTTAATTTTTAAGACTTCGTCTTTAAGTACACTTGTTTTCTTACTTAGTAAGTTTTGTACTTCTGTAATTTTAGTATTGTAGTATTCTTTTAACTTATCAGTATTATCGACTGCTGTAACAACCTCTCTTAGTACTTCTTTTTGCTGAGGTGTTAGGTGGTCATACTTCTCATTGAACTTCTCTAGTAGCATTTTATACGTTAAGATACGTAAATCCTTACTGTATCCTTTGTATTCCTCTAAGAGTTCATCTGATTGTACTACTACCGGTACTTTAGTTAAGTGTTCGAATAATGTAATTTTATTGTTAATTACTGTTTCTGGAGCTACCTTTTCTGATGATTGATTTTCAATCAGGTTGTTTAATGCAGCAAATACTTTATAATTGGTTACCTTTGCTTTAAAGAAGTTTTCTACGTTGTAGCTTTCTTTAATTTCTCTAACTAAGTTATACTTTTGCTTTCTAATCTCTGTCCTCTTTAACTTTGTAGATGTTTCTACTAGAGTATTGATAACCATCTCAGCTTTAACTTCAGTTAAGTTCTTATAAGCCCCTAACTGTTCATATAGCTTGTATTCTTTCCCTAATTCAGTATTAACAAAATACTTCTTAAGTATACTAATAGCGATAGAGTTCTTTCCCTCTAAGGTGTCAGAGGTGATCTGCCTTACTAGAAGTTCAAAAAGAAGTCCCGTATTTTTAAACTTTGAATGTTTTATTGACATCTATCGATGATTTTATAATAAATATGTGTTAAATGTTATTCCCTAATTTGTCTCTCATCTAATAAACCTTCTGCATTATTTTGAGATTCAAAAACCATCTTTTTACGCACTGGTATCTCATCTAATAACCTAGAGTGTTTTGATAACTGTCTCTTAGTGGTCTCCATTGTAAACGGTGAAGTATTATCTCTTCCGTATCCTTGTTGGTCATCTGTCTTCATTGCTTTTCTACCCAATCTATCCATACCTAACGGATCGTTTGTAGTATCAATATTTGAAGCTTTTTCTTCTGGTCTACCCACTCCTGGTCGGTCCCTATCATATCCAGCAGGTACTGCATCCGGTCTATCGTAGACTCTACCTTTACCGTAAGATGATGCAATATCGTGCGGAGTTCCGTAAGATTCTCCTGTCTCTAAAGGATCATTTCCTTCGTTTTCAATCTGAGACATTCTAAATTTACGCTTAGCATCTTGTAGGATTAACTCTCTCATCTCATCGTACTGATCAGTACTTAAGTGGAAGATATTATCGTAGATCCAATCGGAAGAAATCAATTGAGAATCCATCATTGTTTGAGCTAACTCAATCTTTTCTTTCATTAACATTACTCTTTCCTGATCATAAATGATAGAAGGTGTTGTTAACGATAATTCAAAGTTAGTTAATGATTCATCCCTGTATCCCTGAATGTATAGATGCACAAAAGCGATCTTATAAAGCTCAGAAACCATAATTCTCTGTAGTTTCTCTACTGTTCTACCAAAGCGAATATCTTCTGCAGCAAGTGTTGCTTTACCTTGTAACTTCTCATCATACCCTAAGAACGCTTTTGGAATTCTCAAAGCAGCAAATAGCTTATCTCTTAAGTAATTTACGTCAGTAATACCATCGTACTGTAACCCACCTAAAGTTTCGATCTTAGTTGATGAATCATTCCCTCTCATGGGGATATAAAAATCCTCCATCAAGTTCTGCATGTTATACTTTAAGTTATATTCACCTGTTTGTTGGTCAATATAAGGAGTACGCTTCATTTTAGAGATAGCCTTCTGCATAAAGTTTTCTACCTCTGCAGGAGGAATACCACCTACGTTCATATAGAATACTCTCTTCTCAGGAGCTCTTACAATTCTGTGAATTAACATAGCATCCTCCATCAAAGTATACTGCTTAAATAATTTACGAGCAGGTTCAATGTAAGAACGGCCGTATGGTAAGTAGTTTACATCTGTTAATAAACGGAAGTGAGCTATTTCATAGTTATCAAAATAGATTGACTTAGCATCACTCTGGTTTGGAGTTTTAAAATACCCGTAAGTATCTGCTGCTAATCCATCAGGGTCATATCTGTACCTTACTGCTGTTGGATTTTCTGGATCGTAGTTTTCCTGCCTCTCTATGTTAAAAGCAGAGAAAGGAATAACATTATAAACACCGTACTTTTCTGAAGCTTCTAATTTTAAAAAGAAATCCCCGTACTTACACATGTTTCTGATCCACCAACTTAAATTAAATTCAATATTTAATACATCGTAGAATAAGTTGTAAAGGATTTTCTGAATGTTCTCATCGGAAGACCTAATATGTAGAACCTCTCCCATATCATTCTTAAGGGTAGATTCTTCAGAGAGAATATCAAGAGCAGAAGCAATGATTGCATCTGTATCCATTGCATCGTACTCAGAATATAATTGAGTTCTTAATGTTTGATAGTTAAATGAAGACTGGTATCCATAGAGAGATGTAGGTGATGTAGTGTATATTCTATTGTACCTAGCCATTAAAGAGTTATTCTCTAACTCTCCTGACATTTGAATTTGGTTTGTATCTGCTACAGATAACTGATTACCTCCGACGTTCCGAATAATAACATCTGTGGAAAAAAGTCTACGTAATCTTGAAAATATACTAGTATCAGCCATTGTGTAGTGTTAATATAAGTATAAATAGTTAATAAATCCAGCTTATATCTTCTTTTCCTCCTTTACCATTGTCGATCTCATAGGGATTAGCTACGTGAGAGGGCAGGTAAACACCTTGGTGAGTAGGTCTTGTAACTGATATATTGTTTAATGCATTACGGGTTAAGTCTAATCCCTGCTGTCTGAACTTCAATGCAGTATCTCTAATGTACATAGCAATACCGAAAGCCATAACTAAGTCGTCATTATAACCATTCTGTGCTTCAGCTTTACCGTTTTTCCATATAAAGACTTTCATCTCTTCGATCAAACGTTTAGAACGGATAGTAACTGCTTTCTCATTAACATACTCTTGAAACTTACCAACAACTAGCGGCCTAGTCCTTGAATTCATAGAGAATCCAGCTACCATATTTGAGTTGTAATCGTATTGATCGAAGTAGGAGTCGGCAGTCATGTTACCTCCTTTTGGTGAGTAGTATAAGTTAAGGTACCCTCTATCAATAACGGTTTGAATTGTTGACCATCCAATAGATGCATTTTCAATTACTAGTAATGCTTCATTATATTCACTAGCTATACCTACCAGTAAGTACCCAAATTCTTTAGTCCCTAGCTGTCCTTTATATTCTCCAACTTGAGAATTGTTTTCAATATCGATAACGTGGAAGCTTGAATAGTCTTTTCCATCACCTCTAGCTACGTCAGCTACTACCATGTAGCTTCTTGAGTAGTCAACAGGTTCCCAGATCCATAAGTTGTGATCTACACCACGTCTTTCCATTGGATCAGCCATATAGGTCTGCTGGTAAAACTCTAAATACTCACCGTAGAATACTGTATCACCGGAAGTTGCAAAATCACAATCACATTCCTGTGCAGCAAGGCGTGGATCTCCTAGTAAATTATCTTGAGCATCCCTCCAAGCTTGATCTCTTTCAGGATGGACATACCAAGGTAACTTAATTGGTAGGAATTCATTCTCTTTTGCTTCAGCTTTAACCCAGGCTTGGTGAAACCAGTTACCAGTACCGTAAGGAGTTGATAATACAATCGCACCACCACCCGTTGCTAAGGTCTGTTGAGCGGATGCCCATGTCTCTCCGATGTTATCGATGAAGGCTGCCTCGTCAATTAACAGTAATGATACAGCTTCTGAACGTGCAGCATCTGAATTTGATGATTTAGCAGTAATTTTAGACCCGTTTGAGAGTCTTAAACTCAATTTATTCTTCTCTTCTGCATCAATTCTTAACCAAGAAGGTAGATTTTCGTACATAAACTGTACTTTCGACACTAAGTTACGTGCAGTTGCTTGGGTAGTTGCTAAGGTTAGAACGTTCTTATCTTTGTGAAAAAGCATTAACCACAGTGCATATCCTGCCCCTAAAGTGGAAATACCTAGCTGTCTTGACTTTAAAATGATAGAATAAGGGTTTTCTTGAAAATGTTTTAATACTGTTTCTTGAAAAGGGTATAAATGAAATAAAATTCTACCTCTTAATGGGTGCTGAATGTAGCAATATTTTTTCATAAAGTGTATAGGATCAACCACACACCTAACGTATTCCTGCCTTATAATCTGTTTTAAGTCTTGACTCATATCCCTAATAGTAAACCTGAGATTATCGAAATAATACCGACAGCGTAGGCTACTATTTTACCTGCATTTAGACGTTTGATTTCTTTTTCGTACGTTTTAATGATAGAGTCTTTTTCCTTAATAACCTGCTTATAGTTTATTTCGTTTGCTTTATATTCAGCAATAGAGCTATCCCTATGAAGAATAATAGTATCTTTTGCAAAGATAATTTCTTTCATTGTTGTGATAGAATCACGGGCAAAACCTAATTGCTTCCCGCAGTAAACTCTTTCCTCTTTTACAATAATTGCTTTTCTTAAAGCATTACAAGGTACACAGCAAGTATCACTTGAAACTTTCTGCGAATAGAGAGGCGACATCGCTATTAGACATAGCACTAATACGCTTAAGATCTTCTTCATGTTGTTTATGTTCTTTAGCAGCTTCAGCTGCGGTTTTACCTAGTTTATTTTCAAGTTTCAAAACCCTAGCTTTTTGTACGTCAACTAAAGAATCTAGCTCCATTATTTTTTTGTTGTTAAGTTCAATTTCATTATTTAATGAATCGATTCTTTTCTCGTAAATAGAAGTGTCGGGTAGTTTTGATTCAGGTTTAAAAAAGCGGGTGTAAGCAATTCCTCCTGCAAAAAGAATAACGATAATCCAAATGATAGTTTGTTTCATGACTTATATATTTTTAACTTCAGTGTGCCGGTACCTTTTATAACTCGGTGCCACTCATGTCTCTTTATAAATATAGACTCATTTAAAGAAGTAGGCAAGCTGTTATCTAACTGTATTTGCCAATCTGTTTCTCCAAGTATCTCAACGGTTCTATCTTCATCATCTCGATGCCATAGTAATTCTATAGGGTCTATGTTTTCGTTAAACTCACGAATGGTATACTCGTTAGTAACTTCTAGGTCTCTGTAAGGTTTCTCCATGTCACAACTTCATCTAACTGTTCTTTTGTCCAATAACTATAATAATCAGTAAATTTAAGACTATTTGACTTAGAAGTCAAGTCAGCTAGGTCCTGAACTATCCAAATGTAACAATCCGGAAAGGTGGTTGTTATTCCGTTAATCGTAAAAGGATTTCTAGGATCACTGTCTAAAACTACTTTGTTGTTGTGTTTGAAATTACGATTAAGCATTTTAGTTTTAGCTTCTAACGCTTCTACTTCGTAAAGTTCATAATTAGGTAGGTAGAAAATACAAACTTTATAAACTTGAACGTTTGCATTACTGATTTGAAATGCAATATCATCAAGGTTTGTTTCTTCTACAGTATACTCTTGGTTTGCTACTGCCGCCTTAGCGAAAGGGCAGATCGGCATATTACTTAATTCCGGTCTCGGTATAATTAAATAGTTAAACCATTCTTTAAGCTTGCTTATCATTCTTTTCGTCTGTTATTGGTCCACCAACAACCCAAGCATCACAAGTTCTAGCAGCTGCACATTTAAACTTTAAGAACCTACAGTAACCTAAATGACCGGCTTTGATAACATCAAAAGGATCTTCAGAACCTTGATCATCACCTATTCCTTTAGCAATACAATCTAATGTCTTTTTTGTAATATCGAATGCAGCACAATTACCACACCGTGATTTTTTAGCTTCTTCTGCAGAATCAAGCTTCCACATATCCACTTTAGCTTGCCAGAACTTCTTATTAGGCTCATTAGGATTTAATGGTCCGTATCCATACTCATTAATTGCCTTCTGCCTATTTTCAAGGTTAAGTTCAATGTTTTGAGTAGGTGCAGGACATTTTGCTATCTCTGCTTCACTTAAGATGTCTAGTAGATTTATCATAATTTATTTTCTATAAGGAGTTCACCTAATACCTCTAAACGTCCCATTTCAGTTTGAAATTGACTTTGGGTCATGCCTAAGGAAATGCTTTTTAAAGTTTCTTCAAATTCTTTTTTAGCAGCATCTTTATCTAATTTACCTGCTGCTGCTTTTTTATAATAAGGTAATTTAACTTTATAATGCTTGTAAGTTAATAGAGATAATCCACCTGCCTCTAAGGTAGAGTTGGTAATTTTTTCAGCACCTTTTAGTCTAGTGCCAGCAAAGTCCTCAATGGACTGTTTTGCTTCTCTTAGTATACCTAATAATTTTATCATTTTGTTTTTCCCCAAGTTTTCCCTTTTCCAGGTGTTTTACATTGTGCTGGTGTTTCTTTACAAGCAGGGTATTTAGAGCGTTCTTCACCTTTTTTTCTACCACATGCTTTATATCCACCTTTACCATCAGGTGCATTACAATCTATCCAACCACCTTCTTTACCTTTAGGACCTTGA